ATAAACGGGTTAATGGCAGAACCTCCGTATTCATTCATGAAGAAAGGTTTTCAAACATATCAACTCTCAAATAATCTTGCCAAAATTAAAGACACAGAGCAGGCTATTAAGCGCCATACAGTTATGGCAACCACAGAAGACAAAGAATATAAGTTTGACGGTGGTAAAGTTGTTATATGTAATTCAGATGAGCGTATACGTATATATTTCGATGAAAAACCTAACAGCGAAACAAGGTCTATGCTAAAGGGAAATGCTTTTAAATGGTCTCCTAAAAACAATGCATGGCAGCGACAGCTTACATCTAACGCAAGGTTTGCGCTGAAACATCACATCATACTTCCGGGCTTTACATTCGCCAACGACTAAAGTCCCAAACACACCATATAAGGCGATATAAGCGAGTTTCTTCATGTCGCCTTATATCTTACACACCAAAATATTCATACGCTTATGGAATCTACAATTAGTCAAGTACAAGAAATAGTGTCAGTTCTGACATCAGACGAACAGCAGCTACTCAAAGACACCATCAACTACGGTTCATGGGGCGATAGCGATTGGGAGTTTCTTGACGAGAATAACAAAGTAGAAACCGTTAGAATGTACGGTTACTGCACCAATGACGCTAAGAGGGCTGGACATTTCAGCGGAAGAAAGGTATCTTCCATGTTCCGTTCTATTTATAAGAAGCTATGCCCTACAAATCACAATAAGATAGGCAGATACATTTCACACTGTAACGATTGGTGGGGTGATGGTAGTGGAGATATGCTGTTCATCAGAACCGGTTATTACCTCACATTTGAAGAGTGGGCTAGATTGAAATAATTTAAAAATGACCAATATTATGAGAACAGTAGGAACTTTATATCTAACTTATGACACAAAAGTTGAAGAGATAGAAATGAAAAGCAAAACTTTTGGTGGAATGTTTATGGAAGCTAAAGACATAGTCGAAGATAGAAAACATGATAAAAGATTATCCGACGCTCGGTTCGTATATGCTGTACTTCTTCCACCTGTACCACAATACGCAAAAAAATATGCTTCTATGGATTTTGTTTTGTTTGATAGTACAAAAGAAAAGTAAGAATAAAGATATAACATACGATTATGGAAAAGTACACACAGAAGTTCATCAAAAACCTTGTAAAGCAAGGCGATGCGATAGACGTTACTAACAGTCTCAGTCGTGAAGCAATACCCGAGGGATATTTCAAGGTTGGATATTCCAAAGGTGCCAACGGTATTAACGGACTTATCCTCAAAGGTATAAGCGGAAAGCTATACGTAGTGACAAAGAGTAATACAGCTATTAATATATTCTAAATATAACAGCTATGAAGAAGTACATAATAGTATATTACAAAAGTGATGCGCCTCACGGGTATGAGGAATGCATGAGGTCATTACCAATGACAAAGGAAGATTGCGAACGCCATCTTATCAAGAATGGACTCTTCGAAAACCCAGTACTCCCTCGTGTGTGGTATCCGAAAGACAAGACTAATGCTTTTGTTCAATGTGAGTTCGCACAAGTAGAGGATTAAATAATACTGACGATATGAAACAGTACATCAAGTTTAGCTACACAGAGGAGTATTTGCCGACTCCTCGGTGTAAGAAGCTTAGAGAGCGTGAGGTAAAGAGTTCTACATCTATAAACATCAAGGAATGTAGCAAGGAAGACGCACCTCTTGTTATGGTGGTCAAAAGCTATGACTGTGAGGAATGTGAGATAAGAGTGTTTAAAGGGAAACTATATCGCAATGTGCAATGGCGGAACATGAATCGTGCAGACGGTGAGCCAATAGAACAAAACGAGACTATAAACACAATTAACTGGCAGTATATAATATGGGGTAATGATTATTACAATGATAGCCGTTGGACAGGTGAGAGAGGTGACGCTACTTCTAAAGCCAAAATTAAGAAAAGAGCAAGTAAATATCTTATAATTGGTGATATGGTTTTTATGAGAACAACAGAGCCTATCTATAATATAACTTGTTTCGGTTGCAATGATAGTGCAGGAATGTTTGTTGATTATGCAGATAAGGATTCCAAGTATTGCTATAATTATTCAGCCTTGCAGCGTGAAGAGTGCCACGAGGAATTGAAAAGAATACTTTCTTATTGCCGTAACAAACATGATAATTCTGATAGTTATAATATTAAGGTTTTGGATCCCGAATATGTGAAATTCAAGAGGGCAAAACATAAATAGCAATGATTACGGATTTACAAGATAAGGTATATAATCTATCATCCGTGAGCGATAAGGCGCACATCGGGTTCGAGACCCGACACGGAACAATATAGTAAATGCTCGTAATAAACAATTTGAAAGTATTTGTTAGCTAAAAATATTTGTTATTCAAATACTTTTAGTATATTTGCAAAAAAGCCGCAAATATGGATATAAAAGAAATACTTGGTAATGCAAATAGTATAGACCAAAAAATCAACGAGTTAAAGAAGAGGACAGTATGTGTTCCCTTATGGAGTACATTGCTTACGTACTATGAAACCTCCAATCATAAAGTACTTACAGATACGCTAAGTCTGAAAGACAAAGAGAATGGAGAGAAATCTTCACGTATTGCTATTGGATTGGAGAAACTGCTGGCCAACCGTGTAAACCAATTTACATTTGCGATACCTGTAAAACGAGAATACAACACACCTTCTAATGCACTGCAATCGGAGATTATTAATGCCATAGAAAGAATCTACGATAATGCACATATTGACAGCATGAATTATAAGCGTGGATTAGCCTATTATGCTTCATGCGAAATCTTCACTATATGGTATACTGTTAAGAGAGAAAACACAATATACGGATTTCCATGTAGATATAAGCTAAAATGTAAAACCTTCTCTCCTATGGATGGGGTAAAATTATACCCCATTATTGACGAACTCGATGATATGATAGCTATGTCATTCGAGTACGAAAAGAAGATTTCAGACGTAAAAACAATCACTTTTTTTGAGACCTTTACAGCAGACCGCCATTACGTATGGAAAAAAGACGACCAAGGTAACACATGGGAAGAAACAACTGCACAAATTATGGATGATGGAACAATCGAAAGCGGTGAGGAGATTATAATCGATAAGATTCCTGGTGTATATCTATGGCGCCCAACCCCTGTCTACCAAGGGTTGAGTAATATCCGTCATGAGTTGGAGTATAACCTTTCTCGCAATGGTAATGTAATAGCTTACAATGCCGCACCAATAGTGAAAGTAAAGGGAGGAATCAAAGGAAAAGAAAAGAAAGGAGAAAGCAATCGTATTTGGCGTGTCGAAAGTGATGGTGACATATCCTATGTATCTTGGAATCAGTCCCAAGAGGCAGTGAATAACCAAACTAATACACTTTTGAAATTGTTTTGGATGCTTTCGCAGATGCCGGATATCTCTTTTGACAATATGAAAGGACTTGGCAACATAGGCTATGATGCAAGACAAACAATGCTTACAGACGCAAGGCTTAAGATTAATGAAGAGTCCGGTCCTTGGAAAGAGTTCTTTGAACGAGAATTCAATGTTATAAAGGCATTCTTGAAAAAGATGAATAATCCTTGGGAAAAAGAGATAGATAATATAACCTGCAAGCATATAATCACCCCATACGTGCCACAAGATGAAAATAATGATATTAATATAAGGATGAAAGCTAATGGTGGAATGCCAGTAGAAAGTCAACTTGAATCAATTGTTAAGCTCGGTTGCTCAAAAGACCCTAAAGCAACATTAAAGGAGATAAGAGAGCAGCAGGCTGCATCTGCATTAGCGCAACAAGTGGCATTTAATTTGGGAGAACAAACCTTATAACAACAGCTATTATGTCTATTAATAAGAGAAAAATTCTCCTAAAAACAGAAAGCTTTTGTTATAGATGTGCCCATGTCTCCAATCCACGTAATAAAAGCGTAACGGGACAACCCACACTTGCTACATGTCCTTTTGAGAAATACGCCATACTATACCAAAGGGTATGTGTAAACGACCATTTTAAACCGAAATAGATGAAGCCCAAGACACCAAATCAGAAGAAAGCATACGATGCCCTGAACCTACGACTAATTAAGTATATGTCGCAGGTTCAGGGCATTTATGATAGAATAGCAAACCAAATAGCTATTGCTGTTGATAGTACTAATTATGACGGCTCAGTTGAATTTAATTTTAGAGATTATCCAGAATTAAATCAAACAGTCAAAAATTTAATGTCTGATTATGCAGGACAGATGAATAACCTCATCTATTCTGGAACTTCAAACGAGTGGAAGGAAAGTAATATAATGCAAGACCTTTTAGCTCGTAAGGTTCTTCGTGCTTATGATTTTGAGAAGGGTGGAGATAAGTATCAGAGATATTTTCAGCCTAATACAGATGCGCTTAAAGCATTCCAACAAAGAGTAGATAGAGGGATGAATCTCTCTCAAAAGCTCTGGTTACAGTCACAGGCATTGAAGAAAGAAATGGAGCAAACCATTTCAGCTGCAATTGAAAGAGGACAATCTGCGGTAGTTCTTAGTAAGAGAATAAGCAAATATCTCTCGGACTTTCCCTCAATGAAAGCAGACTATGCAGAGAAATATGGAAAAGCGGTAAGCTGTCTTGACTGCCAATATGCTTCTATACGTTTGGCACGAACGGAGATAAACATGGCTTACAGAAAGGCAGAGCAGATAAGATGGAAACAATTTGACTTCATCTTGGGGTATGAGATTAAATTGAGTAAGCGCCATCCTGCACCAGACATCTGCGATGATCTGATTGGAATATACCCTAAAGACTTTGTTTTCTTAGGATGGCATCCTAACTGCATGTGTTATGTTGTGCCTATTGTGATGAGTGATGAAGAGTATTATAACCCCAAACAAAGTTTAAATAGTTACAAGCCACTGCCAAGTGGTCTTGGTTCTTGGATAGATAAAAACTGTTTACGAATACTATCCTCAAACATAAGGGAAACTTTGCCATACTGGTTACGTGACAACAAAAGTGTTAGAGATTGTGCCATATTGATAGGAAAAGCGAGGGAAATAGGTAATGATTTTAAGAAAATAGGAGAAACTATAGCAGAAAAGGTAGGAGGAATCGTAACACCTGTTAATTATAAATCGTTTTCCTCTATGTATAGAAAGCTTATTACAGAGAATATCGACATCACAGACATCAAAGATGCATTGAGAAGTACAATTATTGTCGATAAAGACAAGTTAGAGGAAGTGGTTTTCAATTTAAAACATTTAGATACATTCCTCAGACACAAGGAACAAAAGCCTGAAATGTTCAATGGGTATAGTGGAAATATCATTAATCTATCTATGCCCAACAATATTGTGGCAGAGATTCAAGTAAATACAGCCAAAATGATTTATGCAAAAGAAACAGAATCAAATGCAAAAAGAATACTCGGAGAAGAGTTATGGAATAAGATACGTTCGGAAACTAATTTGCAAGGAGGATTAGGACATAAATATTATGAAGAAATACGGATGTTAAACAAAGTTACAGACCTACCAAAGATAGAAAGACTAAAAAGATTCTCTGAAGAATATTATTCACATTTCAGATAAACAAAGTTAAATACTTGTATAATTGAATATAAATTCATAACTTTACAACCGATAAAATATTAAATATGAATGAGTTAGAAATTTGGAAGAAATTGCCAACAAAAGGTCAGATGTATATATACGACGATTTTGAAAAATTGGCAATAAGACTGCATGTAACCAAAGAGGTTATAATGTGTAACTTCAAGAGAAAAGGCAAAAGAGAAAAATTGGGGGATTTCACTTCTGCCTTTATAAGAGAAAGCATTTGTTACGGAAAAGAAATAACAAAAGAAGAATATGATAAACTTTGAGGAAGCAGTAGAAATAGCATATAGATACCATAAGGGACAGAAAGACTTAGATGGTAAACCAGTTTTACTTCATCCTTTAGCGGTTGCACTTATGGGTAACAATGATACGGAAAGAATAGTGGGGGTATTACATGATGTTATAGAAGATACAGATTGCTCCTTCACAGACTTAGAAAATTTGGGCGTAAGCAAAAATGTCATCAATACCTTAGAATTGCTGACTCATACAGAAGACGAATCGTACGGCAAATATCTTTCACGAATAATTACATCAGGCAACATTATAGCCTTAAAGGTAAAGATAAATGACTTGCGCCATAACATAAGTCGGAATAATGAAGATACCGAACAAAAGAAAAGGATTAAAGCTAAACACCAAAAGGCGTTAAAAAAGATTGAAAACTTTCTAACGGCATATAATCTTAAAAAATAGGTTATATGCCGTTTTCTATACCTTCTAAGCTTGTCAAATATTCTCTCCATATACTTACACGTATTTTCATAATCAGCGTGTCACAGCGAAAAACATACACTTACATTACTCCTTAGTCTAAAAGTTAGCTAAAGTTAAATTATTGATAATCAGTAAATTACGAGTTTATAAATTTGGTCAATTCACAAAAAATGACTACCTTTGCAATAGATAATTAAAACAATAACAACTTAAAGATAAGAGCAATGAATACGATTAAAACATTTATCCCATCAGAATCAGTAGACGCATTCAAGAGGTTTGCTGATAAGACACGTAAGAACGTAAAAGACTTCGCTTACTCACTAGGTAAGCCTTATGAGAAGTTGTTTTATCATCCTGTAATCAATAAAGATGGAATTGGTGGACATAAAATCAAGGCATTCCATGAAGTATGTGACCTCACAATCAACATACCAGAGCAGAGCGGTTGGAAACTCCTTGCTACATACAAGGATGATGCTTTTACTCCTGCCGACCCGACCAAGGAACTTATCTTCAAGAACCATCAACACGGAGCAGACTACGGAAAATGTGACTTTTGCGGTCATTGGTGCAAGAATGCCTATGTCGTTGAAAATGTGAAGACGGGCGAGGAATTACAAGTAGGTTGCGAATGTATCAAGAAGTTTGGTATCAATGATATGTACTACATATCCGACTTCACCAAAAAGCTCTATGAACTCTATGATTACAGGGGCAGTAATGCTACCGATGATGAGTTTGGTGACATCGAGAAATGGGGCGGCAGAAAGGATTCAAGCTACAAGAATGCTATCCTTAAAACGAACCTCATCATGGCTGCCAAGGCTCAGTACGATATTTGCCCAGTCTATAAGAAAGGAACGAAAGTTGAACATGTCAGTTACCGCTCGGCAACTTTGGAGGGTATCGACACCATCTTGAATAGCGGTAAGTTAAAGGTGGATGAAGCTTACGTGAAGGCGGTTTGCGAGTTCGGTGCAAAGATTCAACCTAAGACCGAGTTTGAAGAAGATATGCTTGCCGTAGCAAAGAACTTCTATTGTTATCAAGCTCAAGAGGTCTATGCCTTCTTCCTAGTCAAAGCTTATGAAGATAGCTTGAAGCCAGAGTTGAACCTTCCGAAAGGATGCCAAGTTAAGGTGTGTGGCAAGGTCATTCAGAAGCGTTTCGAGGAGTCTTACTACGGAATGATGGAAATCAACACCATTCTTACTGACAAGGGTGTTACCTGTGAACGCTACGGAAAGGTACCTACCACCGAAGATAAGCGCACTTCATTCTACGCACTTGTAAAAGGGGTATTCAATGGAAAGGTTAGCCTAGACAGAGCTACCAAGAATCCTAAGAAAGGAATAGAAGTAATAAACATATAAACATTCAGCCCTCGCTATCACGGATAAAGCATTTCGTATGAAAAACATCTATGGAGAGACAGTTAAGCCTAAATATGAGATTGCTCTCAAACAACACGTAAAAGGTAGTGTTGAAAACGATTACGAAAGTATAGAGTTCTATAATGCTGAAAATTATTGGGATGCCGTTAAAAAGGCTAAGAAATATTCGTTAGGCATTGGCTCTGAAAACATCCGCTTTAAGGAGTCAAATCATTTAGACGCTGGTCTTGCGCAGGTAACTATAGTTTGTTATTATTCAGATGATACGTCTGACTATAATGAAGTATGGCAAGAAGAATATATTAACGGAAAGAAAACAAGGAGATATTAAGCCCTCGCTATCACGGATAAGTCAATATTATGGGAAAATGGTATTTAAACGAAAGGTGGAGTTCAAATGTATGTCCTAATAATCCAAGATATGCAGAATATAGTTCATTGCACGAAGCCCAAGAAGCACTCGTAAAAGAAAAGAAATCTCTAACAGAAGGATTTATCTCTGGTGAGTTAATAAAAGACGAACCCTCCCTTATAAGAGTAATGATGACTGTAAATTGGGTTGAGCATTATATAACATATGAATAATATGAAAACTCTCTCAGAATTAGTAGAAAACAAAGGCCACGTATTAGAGGACGGACAAGGCCTTCATTATAACGACATTTAAAAGACAAAGAGCAATGGTAAAGAGAATCTATAAAATAGAAGTCCAAGAGATTCTGTCACGTACGATAGAAATTGAATCATCTACAGCTAAATCTGCAAGAGAAAAGGTTGAAGAAATGTATCGTAATCAAGAAATAATTCTTGGCGGAGACGATTTCAAGGAGAAAAGTATAAAAATAGTATTAGGGTAGAAATTTCTACGCTTTCTATTTGTTATTCAAATAATTTTAAGTATATTTGCAAAAAGTTACAAGATATGAAAATTTACACATCATACTTCGCAAACAGCAAGAAGTTACACAAGGATAATATTGTAGTTATAGGAATAGCTTTGTACCCTCCTAAGTGGTTTGCCGGACCTTCGTTGAAAATGGTATCACCATCATACGACATCCTGCACAATTCACAAGACCATGAGGATTACAAAAAGCGTTTCTTCTCTGAAATATTAGCTCATAGAGACCCAAAAGTATTCCTCTCCAACATAGAGAGATTGGCAAATGGTAAAGATGTAGCTCTTTGCTGCTACGAAAAGCCTGACGATTTTTGCCATCGTCATTTGGTTGCAAAATGGATGAACGAGAAATTAGGTCTTCAAATCCAAGAGTATGGGGTTTCTAGGAATCCAACATACATAGAACAGAGTTTGTTTTAGTAAAGTATATTAATATACCGTATGGTTGACAGCTCGGAAAGACGAGCATTTTTGCGTGTAAAGTAATTTGTTATATTAAGCGGAGATAGCTCAGTTAGCAGAGCGCAATGTGTCCATCATTGAGGTCGTTGGTGCAGTTCCAACTCTCCGCTCTAAATACTAAGAGCATGAAAGTTACAATAATTGGAGCAGGAAACATAGGAGTAGCTTTCGCAGCTGACCTTTCTATTAAGGGACATGAAGTTACACTCCTAAAAACATCTTCATACAAATCAGATGCCTTTGATAGACTTATCAAGAACGGCAACAGGGTTTTTCTTAAAGAAAAATCAATTTATACAGAAACTGCAATCAAAGAGGTTTCTAAAGACCTCAGCAAGGTTGCAGACGCAGAAGTTATATTTTGTACTATTCAGAGTAACTTCTATGAAGGTATAGTAGAACGTATACATCAATACCTTCACAAGGATCAGATTGTAGTCTGTGTCTGTAGTTACGCATCTTCCTTCTATTTTGATAAACATTGCAGAATACTACCAATGTTAGTTGAAGCAACTGGTCCATATTTGGAAGGACGAGTAGAGTTGGATGATAAACCAAACGAAGTTGTTTTTCGTGTTGGTTATAGGCATGAAGTCATTCCTGTTTCATGCTTTTCTAATCATGATACATGTATAGAGAAACTGCATAGAATTAGCAAAGGTTTTATAGGAAAATATTGCGTGCTTGAATCTGCATTACTCAATCCAAATATGGTGTTGCATACGATAGGTTCAATTATGAGTATTCCGAGAATAGAATATTCAAAGGGAAATTTCTGTATGTATCGTGAAGCATACGCAAGAGGAAATGACTCCACCATCAATCTATTGATGAGACTTGACGAAGAAAAGATGAAAGTCTTAAAAAACTTGGGCTTTTTCAAAACAAGCGTATTTGAAGCAGGAGGTTTTAATATGTCAGACCCAATAGAGAGTTTGTATCGTTACTCAGAATCTAATGATAGAGCAATCAGCCCTACGTCTGTTCACTCACGTTACATCACAGAAGATGTTTCAGAGGGATTGGTACTGATGGAAAGTATTGCCAATCATATAGGCTTAGAGCTTCCGGTTACATCATCCCTCATTACGCTTGCAAGTGTAGCTTTAGGGATTGACTTCCGAAAGACAGGAAGAACTATTCAGAGATTAGGTATTGTTAACGAAATAGATATGCTTCATGAATGTAGATAGCGACATAAAAAACAGAACTTTCGGTATTGAAATCGAAATGTGCAATCTTGAAAGGGCGAAGGTAAATTTGCCCGAAGGTTACTCCTGGAGCAAGGAAGAGAGCATTGATAATACCGATTGTTCAAGCAATAAGCAGTTTGGTGGAGAGGTGAATACCCCTCCACTACATCTTTGCTGCCTAAAAGAGCTGCATGACCTCCGTTCTGTATACGAATCGATGGTTGTTGCAGGTGGCAAGATTAAGTGGAGTATAGATACTCATGTCCATATATATGTAGGCGATTTGACAGTCGATCAGCTAAAGAAAGTATATCTATTCTTTTATGTCTGCTATCCATATTTTAAAAGATATGCGAAAATTTCAGATTGGGATGAAAACATATTCAATGCAAAACCTATTCCTACAGAAAAATATTTCGAAGGAGTAAAAAATGCACAGACGTTTGATGATTTACAAACTCTCTTCACTAATCAGTCTAAGAAGGGGTTCATACGTCATGCAGTGAATATCTCGGCATATTTTAAGACAAAGACGATAGAATTCAGAACGTTTCATGCAACTGATGATTTCTATCGAGCTATGAATTGTGTGTATTCTGCATATCGCATATTCTATTACGCCATAAGCCACGAATTGGAAGATTATCAATCCATAACATCTTACAAGCAATTTTGTGAGGTTACGGGGCTTAAATATGATACTCCAGAAGAGTTATGTCCACTCCTATACCAAGGGAATCCATATAGCGCAATAGAAGCTTTTATGACTATGCCTTTGCCCTACAATTCTAAAATGGTTTCAGTTCTGTATGATGCCATAAAAGCTAACGGACACAAGGAAATCTGCATAGTAAATGGCTTCATGTATTACTATGAGTTATTCTTCCTTGATAAGGTGGAAGTATCTATATACTGCCAAGATGCCTACTGCTATCTGCTCTATATGTTGGCAAATGGCAAAACATCACTTACATATAAGGATAAGCTTGCATGGTTAGAAGATTACAATAACCCGACACCATCAAGACAGCTTGCTTTGGCTCTTTATGCGGTGAAACTGCAAAAGTATTTCATGAGCGAATCGGCAAGAAATAGTGCCATCTTCGAAGCGTTGAAAATTAAGGCAAGGGAATCTATCGAGAAAACCGAGCAGGTAAATGAGCGATTGATGAGATTACTCACAACATGTGATTTCCATGTCGGAACACTAGAAGAAGCCATTAAGAATAAGAAGGTAATCTTCTTTAATTACGGAAGAAAAGAGAAGAATCAGAAGAGAGCATTCAAACTCATTTCTGAGAACAGTGACTTAAAATCGGACTTTTCAGTCGCAAGAAACGACTATTACAATCTTGTGGAAAGTATTCCTAGCGATAGCTATTTCTACTATTTTAGCAATAGTCCTTACCTGAGAAACTTGCATAAAATTGCTTTAATGGACAGTTCAACTGGTGAAAGGTGGGCGGCTGGAAGATACTTATACTGCAATAAGCCAATTGTAAAAAAAAGTGTAAACACATCGTATACTTCGTTCAGAGATGAGTGCAACGAGATTGTCCCACCAGACAACTTAGAGATCAGCAACCCAAACTTGTTGAAAATAGAGGTAGTTTCACCACCGCTGCTGAAGAATCTTCAAAGAAAGTATATCAAAAAGATAGATCAAGTTTCCAGTGCGGTATTCCCATTTGTGGTTAAGTACGATAAATATACTCTTGGGGGATTTGGATTTACGTTATCTAAGTATGACAAATACGACTTGTTCCAAATTTCGGATTTTTGCACCAACAACGCAATTCCAAGGTTGAGTAAGCTAATTCTTTACTGCGTTTTATCCGTAGGAGTACAGAAATATCTTAATAGGAGAATGCACAAGTTTATCAACAAGGTTCTATCTCTTGCTTACACACATAAGCCAGTGAGTATGAAATATCGTGGTGTGTACAAAAAAGTTAAAGAGCACTGCACATCATCTTATCTTGCTTACGAAGGAATACTTGGTCTATACCCTACGAGTAAGGAAATCATCGAGAAATATCAAAAATCGTTGAAGAATGGAAAATGAAGATAGATGGAAATACGCAAAAGTTGATATAAACCTCATAGATGAGGTAGAAATCAATGCAAACGAAATGTCGGGTGAAGACTTCGCCCAACTAACAGACAACATTGCTAAGTCTGGATTGAGTAGTGTGCCTACCTGTATCAAGAAGGATAATGGTAGATACATCATGATCAGCGGTAATCATCGTTTGAGGGCTTGCAAGAAACTGCACTATAAAATGCTTGGCATCTTATATGTAGAAGAGAGCGAGATTACAAATGATGAAGCTATTGCTATTGAATTATCTCACAACTCCCTTCATGGTGAAGCTAATGTTAGCATTTTGAAGAAGTTGTTTGCATCAATTCAATCTATCGACTTTAAGAAGTTTGCCCATGTGAACATCGACGAGATTAAGCCAATAAGCACAGAGGGTATAGATGTATATGCCATGCAGGAGAATTTCGTATTCACCATCATCCTCTACCCTAGTTCATTTGCTAGTCTGGACACATTGTATGGAGACATTCGTGAGCAAGCTCGCAAAAGTGATGCTCTAGTTCTAGCTTCCGAAGAAGATAACGAGAAGACCCTGCTTAAGATTCAACAGGACATAGGTAAGGAGTTTGGCATAAAATCTCCAAGTATCTCATTTGCCAAATTGCTAGAGTTAGCGAGTGAACGTTTAATCGAAATAAAGGAAGGAGAAAAAGAAAATGATTTGGAGCATAACAAGTAAAGAAGAGATGGAGAGCTATGGAATTTCTTCCGTCTTCAAATATTATCGAGAAGCCTTAGGAAAAGAAAATGTCAAACTAGCTGTTGTAGATGAAAACGATAAGCTAGACTTCTTACAAAAGGAAGATGTGGCATTACTTAGAACCGCAAGTGAATCTCTCATCAAGACTATCCGAGCAAAAGGTGTAAAAACAACTGCAGAGGATTTCTCTAAATACGAATTGGTTAAGGATAAGGAAAAGGTCTTCCGTTTCCTTTGTTTTTGCGGTATTAGGGCACCGAAGCAATATCAAAACCATTTATCATCATTACAAGAAGGTAAGACATATTTTGTTAAACCTAGATATGGCAGTGATAGCTTTGGTATATCAGAGAAAAGCATCTGTCGTACCCCCAAAAAGGTAATAGAACAGATGAGATACATTAAAGAAGAGCTTGGAATGGAAAGTATAGTTGAGGAGTATATTGCTGGCTCTGATTGCACAGTAACGTGCATTAATAACTGCACAACAAACGAGCTACTTCTGTGTTCAATCTCGATTGATTGCGACGAAACCAATGGCATCCAAACACGAGACTGTAAGGTTGGTTTTAAAGAATGCTGTTCAGCAATAAATGATGTTGAGTTAAATCGTTTGGCAAGCGAAATATTCCATTACTTAGAATTAAAGTCTCACGCAAGAATTGATTTTCGCAAGGGAATAGATGGTAGATATTATCCTATAGATATCAATCTGCTTCCTGGGCTTGGTCCATTAGACCATCTTTCGAAATCACTTTTGTTGTGCAAGAATATGTCGTATATAGATGCTTTGAAAGCAGTCATAGCATCTGCAAGTTAGAAAGGTTGATTATGGCAAAGGTAAGAAGAACAGAATTAAAAAAGATTGCCGCTGCTTACGAAAAGAAGGGCGGCAATATGGCTGCTACGGCAGTAGCTTTGGGCATTACACGCCAAGCCTTATATAACTGGAGAAAAGAGGATGAGAAGTTAGCCAAGATGTTGGACGATATAGATGAAGGCATTCTTGACTTTACTGAAAGCAAGTTGGTTGAAAAGGTGAACGAAGGCAACCTAACTGCAATAATCTTCCTTCTGAAAACCAAGGGCAAGAAGCGTGGCTATGTCGAGCAAGTAGATAACAGATTAGTAGAAAATCCATTCGAGAAGTTAATGAAGGAGCTTCCCGATGATGATTAGAAAGTAGGGAAAATGGGGATATAAGCAATGATACGAGAGTAATGAGAACTGGGAGTTTCTTATGCAAGACGTATTATAAATAAAAGATAGTAATATTTCACAATAAATAGGAATGAGTAAACGAGGATATTACGAATACAACCCTGTTATTTATCCACGGATATTATGCGTCGCGATTGGAATGAACCAAGAAGATGCAAATAAATGCTTTGAAGGTAGAAATGATGAAATACTGATGGTTGACTTCAGAAACTCTGATGCACTTACTTTCGATAGCGTAATTCAGAAAAAAGATGGAAAATATGCCGTGTTTGTAAACTTTGCAAATAAGTCTGCAATGACTATGGGTATTTGCTGCCATGAGGCAAGTCATGTTTGTGATGCGATAGAAGAAGATATTGGCATGAAACACGGGGGTGAGCCATCTGCCTATCTTATTGGTTGGATATCCTCATGTATCAACAAGGCTCGTTTGGGCATTGGTGATTTCGTAGAGATTAAGGATAGAGAAAAATAATATTATAAAGAAGATGTTTGAACAGAAGGCTAAAAAGAAAATGATTGCATGGCGCAATGATTGGTGTCTCTTCGCCAAAGAAGTCTTGAAGGCTCACCTTGACGAAGAGCAAAAGGCTATATTGCGTTCTGTTCAAAAGAATAAAATGACAACGGTAGCCAGTGGAACTGCAAGGGGTAAGGATTACATCGCTGCCGTAGCTGCTTTATGTTTCCTCTACCTCACTCCTCGCTTTGGTAAGGATGGCAGTTTGGAAAAGAATACCAAGATTGCCCTTACGGCGCCGACAGGAAGACAGGTAACAAACATCATGATTCCAGAGGTAGCACGTTTATACAAGAAGGCCGGCTTTCTTCCCGGTCGTTTGTTGGCGGATGGTATCAGAACCAATTATGAGGAATGGTATTTGACTGGTTTCAAGTCTTCCGACGACAACATAGAGGCATGGTCGGGATTTCACGCAGTAAACACCATGTTCATCGTAACCGAAGCTTCGGGTATCTCAGATACCATCTATAATGCAATCGAAGGTAACCTACAGGGAAACTCTCGATTGCTATTGGTATTCAACCCTAACGTTACAACGGGATATGCAGCCAATTCCATGAAGTCTCCTCGTTTCAAGAAGTTCAGACTATCATCCCTTAACGCAGAGAATGTAGTCAGAAAAAAAATTATTATTCCTGGTCAAGTTGACTATGAATGGGTAGCTGACAAGGTCTCAGCATGGGCACAGAAAATCAGAAAGTCTGAGTTTGATGAAGGTCGTGGCGACTTTATTTGGGAAGGAGGCTATTATACTCCCAACGACCTCTTCCGCGTTAAGGTTCTCGGTATATTCCCGAAGGTTTCAGAAGATACTCTCATCCCTTACGAATGGTGTGAGATTGCACATAAACGATGGGAAGAGCTCAAAGAAAGTGGATTCATCACCCATAAACCAGTACGCTTAGGTGTCGATGTAGCGGGTATGGGTCGCGATAGGTCTTGCTTCATTCCAAGACAAGGGAATTATGTATCAGAAATAAGATGTCATAACTCAGGAGGAAGGGCAGATCACATGGCAGTCGCAGGTCAAGTAGCTAACTATCTTAAAACGGATCACCGTAACAAGGCATTCATTGATACAATAGGTGAGGGAGCGGGTGTTTACTCACGATTGATAGAACAGAATATACTAACAGCATTCTCCTGTAAGTTTTCTGAAGGAGTGAGAAACAAACATGATGTCACTGGTTGTTACACATTCGCTAATATGAGAGCCTATTTATTTTGGTGTATCCGTGATTGGCTTAATCCAAAGAATGGCTTTTTTGCAGCTCTTCCACCAGATGAAGAGTTAGACCAAGAATTGTGCGAGCCACATTGGTTCTTTCAGTCTGATGGCTCCATCATCATAGAGCCGAAAGAAGAAATCAAAAAACGCCTCAAACGCTCTCCCGATAAGATGGACGCACTTGCTAATACATTCTATCCATATGACTATGATAAGGATAATGATATTCAACTATTAAATAGTGTTGTATAGATTTTGAAAATCGGTAATAAATTTGTAACTTTGCAGTCGAATCGTTGTTTTAATTATCTATTAAACGATTCATTGCTCTTAGTGCATCTTGACCGTGAGGTTAGGATGCCTTTTTTATTTCCCATCATTCCCCAATTCATTACTCTAAAGCTTATCTAAAGCTTATCTAAGCCTATCTAAGCTTGTCTAATAAATTCTCCATATACTTACACATATTTTCATAATCGGTGTGTCACAGCGAAAAATACACACCTACATTACTCCTTGGTTTAAAAGTTAGCTAAAGTTAAACTATTGGTTATCAGTAAATTACAAGTTTTGAAATTTGGTCAATAGCAAAAAAATGACTACCTTTGCAACAGATAATTAAAACAATAACAACTTAAAGTTAAAGAGCAATGAAAAGATATTATTTGATTTCGTCGGAATATGACATTAAAAAACGTGAAGCAATCCTTAGTACTATTAAGGATAAAGCAATTGCTTCTTACGCAGACCTCTCAAATGACGAATACAATAGTTTTGCTTTCACAGAGGATGAAGGTAGAGAGGTGTATAAAAAGTTGATGCAAAAGTATCATTCAAGTGCGGCTTTCTTTGGAGATTCATACGAGGAGGAAGAAATTAAGGAAATGGGGCTTGATGAGTATATAACATTTTAATGTATAGAACAATGGAAAATAAAAACAACGTTTCAAAAAAGACTAAATATACAGTTTTAGCTCATACCTTCCATTCTTTTGATGAAGCTTGTGAATATGTGAACCGTATTGTTTCCAAGGGTGCGTCTCGTATTATTCCTCCAGTTAAAGCCTGGAGGGAAGGTAAGGTAGTCGCACAATGGGAGCCAACAGTAACTAAAGATGGTATTAGTTACAAGTCAAATGGTAATGTTAGTATTTAATTATAAAAAATAAGAGCAATGAAGCAGACAATAAACGTATCAAGCAAAGCAGAGATTAAAGCAGCAGTAACAAGCCAATTCTGTAAAGGTTGTTATAATTACTTTGAAGGTGAAATTAGAAACGGAAATCGTTATGCGAGAGTATCATATTATCATACAAACAATAAGCTTCAGATACAAGTAACATATTGGGAAGATGGAAAGGATAAAGCTGTAGACTGTGCTTCTCATTGTTCCTCACCCAGTGGATTGACCCAAAAAGTATCTAAATTCTTGAATGTAAAATAAAAAAATAAGAGCAATGGATATGATAAGTAATTTGGTTGCAGAGGAAAAACCAGAATATAAGATAAAGGAAAGTGGAGATTTTTCATCACTTACATCAGTTGAATTATTAGCAATATTGTTTGGCAAGAGTTCGACATCAACTCTTCAAAAGGCAAGGGGTATTCTTAATCTAACAGATGGTAGTATAAGAGGTATCTCTAAACTTACTACGAAACAGATAAGAGAAGTAACGAATTTCACAGAACAAAAGGCTAATGCTGTCCTTGCAGCATGCGAACTTGGACGAAGAGCGCAAATAGAAGAATCCAATAATATCAACCTCGGTAGTGCATATGGCATATACAACTTCATGAAGCCACGAATAGGTAGATTAGACCATGAAGAAGTTTGGGTAATGCTAATGGATAACGCCTTTAATCTAAAGAAGGTAAAAAAGATAAGCAGCGGAGGACTTACAGAAACTGCATTTGATGTGCGTGTTATTTTAAAAGAAGCACTTCTCAATAATTCTACAGTGATAGCCGTTGCACATAATCATCCAAGTGGTAATAAAAGACCAAGCAAAGATGATGATGGAGTAACACGGAAGCTACAACAAGCATGTGACACCATGAGAATAAAACTGATAGACCATGTAATCGTAACAGATTTAGGTTATTATAGTTTCTCAGAAGAAGGTAAACTATAATTCTCTAGAACAGCAAATTTTCTTCAAAAAATGTTTGCTATTCAAATATTTTTAAGTATATTTGCAAACAAAAGCGTGTGAAGATGCACGTGACAGAACCGTTCGTAATCATTGCTCAATTTATATCGGGTTCTAATAACGATGGTCTGCCTGCATTAACGCTCGCAGACCATTTTTATTTAATCACAAAAGCAATGAATAAGTATTTAAGAAAGGTTCTTGAAATGCTGAAAACCAACAAGGACATTAAGGCATTGGGGTTCAGCCGTAGAGAGTTAAAGGGTATCGCTGCCAATGTTGCCGATAAACTGAAACTCGAAGAAGATGCTACTGACGAAGATGTTAGTGAAGCAATCAGTAATGCAATTGATGATGTCTTGCCATTACTGAAACTCACTCAATCGGCAGTAGACCGCCAAGTCCAAGATTACAAACGCTCTACAGATGACGACCCAGATGACGACCCAGATGACGACCCAGAGCCAAATCGTACTAGTCCATCAAAGAAGAATCCCAAGAGCAAAAAGGATAGCGATGATGCAGATTCCGCTACCCTAGCTGCACTCAAAGAACTGAAGGAGGTAGTCACAGCTTTACAAGGTGAGGTTAGCACACTTAAAGCTGGTAATACAACTAACAGCAGACGCACTAAAGTTGAGAAATTACTATCCGATACAGGTAAGTTCGGAGAAAGACAGCTGAAAGCCTTCTCTCGTATGAGTTTCAAGGATGAAGAGGAATTTGAAGAGTATCTCGAAGACCTAAAAGAGGACATTGAGGCAGAGAACCAAGAAAGAGCCGATCGTGGTCTTGGAAAGCTCGGAAATATTCCTGCTCCAGACAAGAATCAAAACAACAACAAGGAGGAAGAATTAATGTCAGATGAGGACGTCAAAAAGTTGGCTCAGATGTAATCATCTATTGTTTAACTTTAAAAAAGCAAACATGTCAGTTTACGAAAATTACGAACCAGATCGAAAGAAGTTTGACTCGGGTATGGATGCAGTCGTAATCCGTCAGTATAACGGAGGAATCACTGGCGGCCGTGCCCTTGATTACACTGGCTTCATTGACGAGGTTATTAAGGCTGGCCACCTAGTAGTAAAAAAGGAAGTCGATGGTGTCTACGAATACAAGCCACTCGCAATCGAAGCAAGTACGGGTAAGTATCAAGCCATTCCTGCCGATGGTACACTGCCTGCAGGTGTTGTTGTGCGTTCTCGCCTAAAGGGTGAGGCTGTAGCAATCATGGACGATGGTCGTGTTAATGATGCTGCAATGCCTTATCAGTTTAAGGACGAAGACCAGAGAACTGCTTTCAAGACAGCTCTACCAAATCTTATTTTCGAGCACGATTAAATAGTGCTCTAGTGTTAAATTAATAATTGCACAAAAGTATGCATGAATCTCTTTTTATTCAGTTTATAAGGGCAATCTTTCCTAAGCTCAGTCTGTACGTAAAGGAGAAGGAGACCCCAAAAAACCGTACATATCTATTCAAGAAGATGTTGCGTGAGGTCTACTCTGCAGACCAGAAGTGGGAAGGAACATCAGCAAACACCACTTATGTTGCTGCTGACATTGTGGAGATGGATTCTCCTTTGCCATTGAAGAAACGTGGTTCTATAGCCACATCAAATGGCAAGCTACCGAAGATTGCCATGAAAAAAACTCTTTTGGAGTCAGACATCAACAATGTCAACATTATGAAAGCGCAGTATGAGAATTTGGTAACGAAAGCCAATACCCTCCAAGCGCAAGGTCTTGTAGAGCAAGCAGCGGCAGCAAAACAAGCAGCAGACAATGCAAAAGCTCGTATCATCAACAAACTCATGAATGATGGCGTAGCTTGTTCTGTGGGTATCGAAGAACGTAACGAATTGAACTTTTTGGCAGGTCTCTCCAATGGTATCATAGCTGTTGAGGACGAGGACAATTCGGGAAAGGCAATACGTGTCAATTATGGTTATTTGCCAGCTAACAGCTTCCGTACAGCAACAAATGGAGTAACCACAAGAGACGACTTCGAGAAGATATTCGAGAAAGCAAATGCTGATGGCAACACCATCATAAAGGTATTGCTTGCAAAGAATCAGTTGAAGAAAATCCGTAAGGAACAGTGGGCGAAGGAACTCGTTGCTGACTATGAAGGCAAGACATACACAGAGGAGTCCAAGTTGAAAACCCCATCAGAAAGCTCTTTCTCAGAAGCCTTTGAGGACGAGTTCGGTGCTTCAATTGAGACAGTTAACCGAACGGTTGTCATTGAAAAGAATGGCAAACAGCATTCAGTAAAGCCTTGGAATGAGAACAATATTATCTTTATATGTAACGAAGAGGTAGGTTCACTTGTATGGGGTACACTCGCAGAATCCACAAACCCTGTAGAAGGTGTAAAGTACAGCACCGTAGATTCGTACAAGCTTATCTCTAAGTACTCAAAGAATGAGCCTTCTTTGCAGGAGGTAACATCAGGGCAGGCTCTCATACTTCCTGTTATCGAAGACGTAGACCAGATATATATGCTATCTACAAAGTCAGAAGAGGTAGATGAGGAAGCAGAGAAAACCGACACTTCCGACGAGTACACCACCTATAAAGGTAAAAAGTACAAGAAAACCGACCTTATCTCAGCTTTAAAAGCTGTAGGTGCAAATGTCAAGTCAAATTCTACGGACGAGACTTTGGTAAAGGCACTGAACGCACTTAGTGATGAAGACGAGGAGGCTCTTCTTTCACAGTTAACTGAACAGTAAATTTGAATTACAATGAAGACAATAAAGCAAGCATTGATTGATGAAATCCACTACCCTATCCCTTTAGGATTCGTGGAGAATAAGCTGATTGAGCGTCAGCTTGATGGTGACGATGATTATACATTCGAGGTCGCCCAGTCCAAGGAATGGAAAGGTGCGCTTGCTGATTGTCTGTACTCTCTCATACAAGCTGTAAGCTTATCCGAGTCAGACAAGAGCATTGGAACACTGTCTGACAAGGATAAGGAAAGGCTGTTAGTACGAATAAATGCTTTATACAGAACCATCGGTGAATCCCCTGCACTGGGTCAACCGATGGTTTATATAGGAGGTTAAGATATGGCTGTATTGGATTTCGCTGCTCATACCCTAGATTACCTACACGTAACTGACGGGTATGAAGACAATAACGGAGACTATGTTCAAGGCTCAGAAGAATGGGTGGAGAACTATTGTAAATGTGATATTGTTCCTGCTGGCAAGGCAAACGTTATCACTATCCCCGATGGTTCTGCTAAGAACTATTCCTACACCATCTACAACCTTCCTAGAGCATGCCGCGATTTCGAGTATGGAGACAAAATCCGTGTAAAGCTCTTCGGAAACGAAGTGAAGGAATTTGTCGTACTCGGCTTTCATCGTTATCAACTGCAATGTAAAATATGGGTATAAAACTCTCAACCTCTCAGTCTGCGCTCAATAACTTTTTTCAGTCCGCTATGGCGATAATAAAGCAAGAAATCCTCACTGCTTATGCCAAGTTAGGAGAAGAATGTAATGCAAGGATAAGAGACCGCTCGGCAGAGGAAAGTTGGATAGACCATACAGGAAACCTACGAAGCTCCATCGGTTACGCCATCTTTGACTACGGAAGGAAACAAATAGAATCAGCCTTTGCTTCCATAGGAAATGGTTCTAATGGTTCACAAGAAGGAAGACAAATGATAGCTGACCTAGCAAAGGAATACTCACAGGTTTACGCATTGGTAGTAGTCGCGGCTATGAACTATGCAGACTTTGTAGAAGCTAAAGAAAATAAAGATGTGCTTGCATCCACTGAGTTATGGGCTCGTTCTGTCGTTGATGGTAAACTAAAGCTCGCTGTGGATAAAGCTGTAAGTAGAATCAATCAGATAAGGCTATGAAATCGGATATTGACATCAAGGATGATGTGTACAACATTATCTCTTCTTCGAAATTAAAGACTGCAGTAACAGGTAGTCTTTGTAAGCGAGGAAGACCATACAATGGCACAGGTAAGACTGGCAAGGAAGATATTTGTATCTCCATCTTAGCTAACAGAACTTCGCAGATACAAGAAGCTTTCGTGAATGTAAACATCTACGTTCAAGACCAGACCACCACCAAGAAAGGCAATATCCAAAAGGAAGAGAACACGGCAAGGCTTCGTGAGTTATGTCAACTCTCTTTCTCTATCTTCGAAGCGGTTCATGGATCAGATTTCCGCTTATCCATGAACGAACAAAGGGTAATAGCTTGCGAGGGCACAAGTGAGCACATCATTAATAACAAATTATTGTACCAAACCATAAACGATTAAGATTATGTCAGTAATTACATGGGGAAAGCCATCCATCTATGTTCGTGACCTTAGTGCTTCAACCAACAACTGGAAGAAGCTTGATACTCCAAAGGAGGACACTACTCAGTTGAACCCTACCAAGGGTGATACAACAGAAGCTAAGGAGGAAGGTGGCGGTATTGTCGATTCCAAGACAGCTAAGTCTACCTACGAACTCGTTTATCAAGAGTTCATCAAGAAGGGCTTATCTCAGCCTTTCCCTACCATTGATGGACTTATCGAAGGAAACTACGCTATCGCTGTTCAGCCGGAAGATGCAGAGAACCCTGGTTGCTATATCGGAAAGTCAACAGTAAGCGTGGAGGAGTCATATTCTTCAGCGGATGGTGCTTTGATGCAGTACACCCACAAGGCTCTTGTGCCAGAGGGTGACGAAGTAGCAAAGACCACCAACAATAAGGGTGAGACCGTATATTGCCAGTTCCGTTGGCGCATCATCACAGCCAAGAAGGCTAAGGGAAAGACAGACGAATACGTTCTCACATTCAAGCATCCTGCAGGTGCTACAGACACATCAACGGAAATAACCGTTCCAACAAACGGACAAATCGAAGGTGACGTTTAAGGCAATATGTTGATTTCTTCTCTCCCTTCTGCCGATTGAGGGTTATCAGTCGGCAATCTACCCAAGTAGCTCAGTTGGTTAGATTGCGAGACCAAATCCTGTCCTGTAAAATCCAGTTGGTCTTTAAAAAGATGGTTGAGAGACGCAGGTTCGAGTCCTGCCTTGGGTGCTAACAAATTTTATTGGCTTATGAAGAATGACATCGAAATTGGCACAAAGATAGCCATGGTGTTAACAGATACACCTATAGGCATACAGGTAGGTAGAAGACACATGTTTATCTACCCTCAGACTTTAGGCAAAATGTATTTGACTGCTCCATTGATTAAGCAGATGGGAATCAAAGATGATAACCTAAAACTGAATCCACTCATAGAAGCACTCCGTGTAGTAAGTGAGAACCGAAGTATCTGCTGTAAGCTAATAGCCTATCATACCCTTCAGAAGAAATCCGATATGCTAAGTTCACGCATACTGAAGGCAAGGGAAAACATCATCTTCAAGTTCTGTGATAACGATGATATAGCTACCCTTCTCATCACCATACTCTCAGACAACAAACTTCATGACATTATCACAGAATGTGGTATAGACAAGCAAGCACAACGCATGGAGAAAATAAACAGAGCCAAAGACTCCAGTAATCAGTATATATTTGGTGGAAGAACCATTTGGGGCTCTCTCATTGATGCAGCTTGCGAGAGATACAAGTGGACCCTTGACTATGTTCTGTGGGAAATATCATATAACAACCTCACACTCATGATGAAGGACAAGATAACTTCCGTCTATCTATCTGACGAGGAGAGAAAGAAGGCTCACATTCCATCGGCAACAGAGAAGGTCTTTAGCGGAGATAACAAAGAGGACATCATGGAGCTGATCAGACAGAGCGAAGAGAATCCAATTTAACCTCCAACACTAACAAGAAAAAAGTAAAGAATAAAGGTTTGAAATAGGAGGTGCACCTTTACGTAATTGACAGAATAAAAAATGCCAGGTTTAAAGTTTGACATAACAGGAGATAATTCAGCTGTACTGAGAGCCTTTAAGGGTGTGCAAGATGGTGTGGCACAGACAGCAAGAGTAGTCGAGCAGCAGGGTCAGAGCATTGAGAATGTTTTCAATCGCATCAAGTCTGTTGCATCGGTAGCTGTTGCTGGCTTTACGGCAAAGGAAATCATCAGCACACTGGGTACTGTCCGAGGAGAGTTTCAGCAGTTTGAGATTGCCTTTGAAACCATGCTCGGTAGCGGGCAGAAGGCAAAGGGAATGATTTCGGACCTCGCCAACCTTGCTGCTTCTACACCTTTTGACATGAAGGGTGTGGTAGATGGAGCAAAGCAGCTCCTTGCATACGGATTTGCAGCCAACGAGATTACCGATACCATGAGAAGACTCGGTGATGTATCTGCAGGATTGGGATTGAACCTTCAAGACCTCACATGGCTCTATGGTACCACGATGGTGCAAGGTCGATTGTTCACAAGAGACTTGATGCAATTTACAGGTCGCGGTATTCCTTTGACAGAGGAACTTGCCAAGCAGTTCGGAGTTACCAAGGATAAGGTTTCGGAATTGGTGACCGCAGGTAAGGTTGGTTTCCCCGAAGTCAAGAAGGCTATCGAAAGCCTTACCAATGAGGGTGGTAAGTTCGGTGGATTGATGGAAAAGCAATCTCACTCTATTACTGGTCAGGTAAGCAATATTAAAGATACTATCGAAATGGCTATCAATGACCTTGGCACTCAGACAGAAGGCTTGATGAATGATGCTTTGGACATCACATCTACGGTTATTGACCATTGGAAGGAGATAGGTGAGGTTATCCTTGCAGCCGCATCTGCCATCGGTCTTTATAAGGCAATGGCGGTAAGTGTAGCAGCCTTTGATACAGCTACAGCAAATGTAGGCTATGCGGCTGAGTTGTCAGCCCTTGACGCATTACTTCCAAAGAAGGAAGAAGTAAAGAAGACAGACCTTGAAGAAGCAGTAGCCAAAGGTCAGTTATCAGCAGCACAGGCGGAATTGGTAGCATCCAAGCGTGAAGAGGTTGCAGCTTACGTTGCCGAATTGCAAACCAAGGCAAAGGTTATGCAAGACGAGGTTCACGTATTGGAGAATAAGCTTGCGCTACAAGATAACGAAGTACAATCACTCCAAGATGCTTATGATGCCCTTGACGATTATGTATCAGCAGAAGTCAGAGATACGGCAGCAACAAACCTCAATACGGCAGCAAACGAAAGAAACAATATAGCAAACCAACTTAAAGCAGCAAGAGAGAAAGCTGCAACGGCTGCAACCAATGCCAATACAGCATCCCAAGGATTGAATACCGCAGCGACAGCTCGCGATACAGCAACCAAAGGAATATGGGCACAGGTTACTCTCTTATGCGAGAAAGCACAGAGGGCATGGAATGCTTCTATGTTCTCTAGTCCATTATTTTTGATAGCAGCTGCCATAGTAGCTACTACATATGCTGTGTATAAGCTTGCTACTGCAGAATCGGCTCACGAAGCAGCCGTAAGAAAATCCAATGAAGCATGGGATGAGTTCGATAACAAGGTTAAAGAACGTCAGCAGAATATAGAAAGCCTTATCAGAACCATACAATCTGAAACGGCAACGGAATTCGAGAAAGCAGAAGCCTACCAAAAGCTCTCTAATCTCGCTCCTCAACTTACAGATCAGTATGACCAAGCTGCCATAGCTTCTCTTGACTTTTCTAAGGCCCAAAAGGAAGTGGCAGAAAGCATGGATGAGTCAAAATACGACAAAGCCGTAGAAGATGTAAAAAAATACAAAGATGAAGTAAGCAAACTCCAGCAATTATTATCAAGTGATGCAAAGTACAACGGAGGAGGTCAAGGAATACTACTCAGTCGTCAATTAGAGACAGCAGAAGCAGCATTAGATCGTGCAGAGGACAGACTCAATAATATCATTTCCCTACGTAATCAAGCTGCCGAAAACGCAAAGCCTATAGAGGTTCGCTTGCAAGAAGCGCAGGAGAACGAGAGTGTTCGTCAAGAAATCTTTGACTTCTACGATGAAGCTATGACGCTAGCTAACGACTGGCAATCAGCCAACGAAACCATCAACTACGCCACTGGCGAGAGTAGATTGGACGCATTCATCAATAAAGCTCAGATGGAAATAGCAGATCTTCGTGAAGACATTAAGAAGAATCCAGCTGATCTGAATCTCCGCATGCAGGAGTCTGAGAAAACAAAGGTTCTGGACAACCTCTTAGCGATGAAGCGTAATTGGGCGGTTACTGGCGCAACAACCATTCCTTTGATTTTTAGGGCTCAATGGAACACCGCCAAACAATCCCTCAATCAAGCCAAAACAAAGGCACAAGCGTTGGTTAATGCGGGTTCTACGGAAACCTACCAGCAATCTTACAACAAGGCGCAGCGAAAATACTACGCAGCCCAAAAGAAGGTTGCTGCTATGGAGAAAAATAAGAGCAAATACACCACTGCTCAGTACGAAACCGCCATCCAAGACTTGAAAGCAGCCAAGGATGCCTACTCTAAGCTAGGTGGTGATGTAAGTGGGAATGCAGCGAAGGCAGCAGCAACGGCACGTAAGACTCGCATCAAGGAGGTAAACCAAGCTATCAAGGTCCGGGAGGAGTTGAACAACCGCTTGAAGGCTTTGCAGCAGAAAAATACTGACGAGACTATCTCCCTTATGCAGGAAGGCACGGAGAAGAAGCTTGCTCAAATCAAGAATGACTATGCCAAGCGCAAAGCCGAGATTGACAAGCAGGAAGCCGAGTTCAAGAAGAAGAACAAGGAAGCTGGCAAGAAAGAAGCCCTTACTTCTGCTCAGTCTAATGCTCTCAGTAAGGCAAGAGACCTCGCTACCCAAGAATACAACAAGAAGCTTGATGAGGTCAACAGGGAAGCCCTCACCTCTATGCGCGACTACTTGAAGGAGTATGGTTCTCTCTATCAGCAGAAACAAGCCATTGCCGAGGAATATGAAGAGAAGATTGCCAAGGCTCAGACGGAAGGCGAAAAGCTCTCCCTTCAGCAACAGAGGAAAAAGGACCTCCAAGCCATCGAGTTAAACACTATCAGACAGAACATTGACTGGGGAAGCATCTTCGGAGACTTCGGTGCTATGTTCAAGGATCAACTGGAGCCAACCATCAAGAAGCTGCAGGAGCTCTCCAAGAGCACAACAGATGTCAACGAACAGAAGACCATACAGGAGCTTATATCCAAGCTACAAGGCTCTGCCACCGTCTGGGATAGCGATATTTTCAAGAAGGTCTCTGACGACATCAACACCTATCAGTCAGCCATGCAAGGCTATATTGATGCCCAGGAACGAGAAATAAAAGCAGCAGAAGCAGTCACCAAGGCTCAAGAAGACCTCGCAAAGGCAAAGAAGGGTGGAGACCAAACAAAGATAGACAAGTCAGAGGTAAATCTTGCATTAGCACAAAAGAATCTTACTACAGCATCGAACGATGTTAAAACGTTCGGTTCTACAGTACAGAAGGCAACCTCAGACTTACAGACATCTGCTCAGAAGGCAGCCTCTCAGTTCCAACAGCTTGAAGATGGCTTGCAGGGTCTTACCTCTGGCTCACTCAAAGGCATAGGAAACTCCATTCTTGGCCTTGACAAGCTTTTTGGTGGTAGTATGCAGAAGGATACAGCCAATACCATTGCTAAGGGTATTCAAGATTTGCTCGGCAAGGACAGCAATGCTGCAAAGGTTCTGACGCAAGCTTTAGGGGATAGCGGTTTGGCAGGAGAGATAATATCAGCAATACTTGGAATCCTCGATATTCTCAAAGATGGCTTTGGAACACTCATAAGCAACCTCATGGACACGGTCTTTGGCACAGTAACTGGCATCCTAGATGATGCTTTATCGGGTGACATCGTTATGAAGCCTTTGAAGAGCATAGGAGACAATGTCTCTCATATCCTCAACACGCTATCATTCGGTGGTTTCAATAGTCTGTTCGGTGGAGACGGTAATGCCAAGAAGGTAAATGACACCATCGAAAGACTCACAGACCGAAATGAACTCCTGCAACAATCCATCGAGGATTTAACTGACGCAATGGAAAACTCCTATGGCTCCAAGGCAACCTCATACTACGAGCAAGCCTATAAGAATCAGCAGGAGACCAATCAAAACTACCTCGACATTGCAAAGGCGCAAGCAAGCTATCACGGTTCTCACCATTCATGGAACGCTTATTGGAGTGGCTTCAGTAGTGAAGAGATGGAGTGGATCAAGAAGAACGTCAAGTCTGACTTCAATGGCGACCTCTTCTCCCTCAGTCCAGAAGAGATGAAACTTCTCCGTGGAAACGTCGCCATTTGGGAACACATAGAGAATACTGGTAAGGGTAATTATGGCGGTCGTTTGACAGATAAGCTGAATGACTATATAGACCAAGCTGGTAAGTTAGAGGAGCTGTCAGATAAGATGAAGGAGAATCTTACTCAGATTACCTTTGACAGTATGAAGGAAAGCTTTATCTCTGACCTCATGGATATGAATAAGTCAGCACAAGACTTCGCAGACGATTTCGCAGAAATGATGCAGAAGGCTCTTCTCTCCTACTCCATGGAAGACCTCATCAATGGTGACTTGAAGAAGCTATATGATGATTGGGCAGCTCTCATGAAGGCTAAAAACGGTCAGCTTACCGACGCAGACATAGAAGATTTCAACAAACGATATGAAGACATCGTTTCGGAGGGAATTAAGCGCAGGGATGAATGGTCTAAGGTAACAGGCTTCACTGGAACATCATCCCAGTCTGCTACAAGCGGAGGATGGCAGTCAATGGGACAAGAAACGGCTGATGAACTAAACGGTCGTTTCACAGCTCTACAGATTGCAGGAGAGAACATTTCCGCTAACATGGTAACCACCGTAGCACAGATGGAAACAATAGTGGCAACTGGAATATCAACAAATGGGGCGGTCGTAGAAATCCGTAACATGATGATAATGACCAACAGCTACCTTGAAGACATCGTTAAATACGCTAAGCTCACATACAACGAGTTCGGTACTAAGATAGATGATATGAATAAACGATTAAAGGAAATTTGACCTACAACGGTTTTTCGCTGCCCAACCCTTATTACTATACTCACAAATAGGAAAAGAGGTTCACAGCGAAAACCAAGTGGGTCTAAGCTAAAATAATAAGATATGCCTAAAGGACAACTCATAATAAACGGTAAGGATGCGTTCAGAGAGTATGGAATCTTCATGGATGATACCGCACTCAGCACACTTATGACACCTGCTCCTAACAAGGAGTTTATAAGTAACAAGTATCGCTCCAAGAATGGAAAGCGTGTTATCAAGCATAACCCATGCTTGGATGAGCGAGAGATAACGGTAGGATTCCATTTGTCAGCCAAAGACGTTGATTCCTTCTTGTCGAAATATGAGAAGTTCTGCAACGAAGTCCTTGCTACTGGAGAAATGGTTATCCATTCTTCCTTTCAGCCTAAAGTATGGTATAGATGCATTTACATATCATGTTCGCAGTTTAGTCAGTTCATGAGGGAAATGGCATCATTCAGCCTAAAGCTCAATGAACCAGACCCAAGTGACAGAGGAGAAAAAAGCAAATACGTAACAGATGATACAGATATACAGAAATAATCAGCCGTTCTTCGCTCTCGAAGATGTTTGTGATGGTTCTAAGATGTCACGGCAGCTTATGGACCATCACTACATCGTCTTGAAGTTTTCTACAGAAGAGCCAGTCTATTTTGAGATTGGTGACTCTGTGGAGATAGCTGATTTCGGTCTTTTCGTCCTTACATCTGCATACTTCCCGAAGTATAACGAAACCACTGACGGTTACGACTATGAGCTGCAGATGGATGCCTATTACATGAGCTGGAAGAACAAGATATGTAAGTATCGTCCTCAGTATGGTGCTAACGAGACATCATTCAAGCTCACAACATCTGTTTCTGTACACTTAAACGTTGTTCTAAGCAACTTAAAGGCCTTAAACTATAAATACCACAACAAGGATTTCTCAGTCGATTACACGACATATAATAAGGAAGTGTTCGACACGGAAAAGAGATTCCTTGTAGAGTATAGTTCAATAAGCATAATAGAAGCTCTCAATACGATATGTGAGACTCTTGATTGTGAGTGGTGGGTGGATGGTTCTATCATATACCTTGGTTACTGTGAAATGAATGGACAGATAACCTTTGAACAAGGGGTTAATATGCTGTCTATGTCACAATCAGAATCAAAATCATCTTTCATCACTCGACTGTACGCTTTCGGATCAGACAAGAACATACCTTCGGGATATTTCTCAGGAGCTGACGCAGATGTGACTACAGACGGTATAGCTACTGATTACCTCATGCTTCCAAACAAGGACGTTGACGAAGAAGGCTATTACAGTAAAGATGGGTATATCGAGAATGTAAATGTGGTCAAGAGTGATTCACAAGCCATCGAAGGAGTAGTAAAGTTTGAAGATGAATACCCTAAAGTGAGTTGTGTTGTAAGTGCCATAAAAACGTATGAAAGTACGGTAGATAATGAAGATGGAACTAAAAATACAGCTACATTCTGGCAAGTAACATCAAATGACTCTTTTGCAACGAATTTCGAAACGAGTTGGATAAAGAAGGGACTCAACCTTATGATTAGGTTTGAGAGCGGTGCGCTAACAGGGATGGAATTTGAGGTAAGCTTCAAGATAATAGACAATGTTAACTATTTCGAGATTGTTGCCAACGATACATACGGTCGCACACTACCAGATTCTGTAATGTGTCCGAAGATAAGTGATAAGTTCCATCTCTACAACTGGGACGCAAGTAAGATAACAGATACACCTCTAATCTCAGATGCGCAAGAAGCCTTGTATGCCAGAGCGAAGAACTACTACAAGAAATCAATGGTGGATAACTCCAACTTCACCTGTGTTCTTGATAGTGAGAAGTTCTTCAACAACGGAACATACAACTATCACCCTCTTGGCGAGCAAGTGAAGCTCATCAATCCGTTGTTTTCGGAGACAGATAAGGATGGTAAGCATTATCGTAACTCTCGTATCATAGGTATCGAAATCAAATTGGACATACCTTATGACAGTCCAACCTACATAGTGGGCGAGAAAGCAGCCTATAGTCGTCTTGGTCAACTTGAAGACAAGGTTAACTCTATAACAGTCAATGGACAACAAATCGGAGGTGCATCAGGTGGTGGAGGAGTCTATATTATCGGAATGAATGACACTACACCAGAGACCGATAGTAATGTCTACTCTGCACGACGTACACGTAATAGTTTCCTTTCCAAGGTTCGAGCGGACACGGCAATGGGTCTTATCAACTTCGCTAAAGGCCTTGTCTCAAAGGAGACTGCAAGCCTACATGAAGGCGCACAGTTCGGAGAATCCTTTGCCGATGGTCAAGCAGGTTTCGGTGGAAAGATAGACGGTCGAGGTGTGGGCTATCTTGAATCCCTCACACTGCGTTCATTTATGGAAGCTCCTGAGTATCGCTTCAACCGCATATCAATACGAGTTGGTAACGACTGGAGAGCGGCAGGAGGTGGTATTATAGAGAGTGTAGAGATAGACCATGATGAGGGAGGAAACGAGCTGCAGAGAGGCACAGTATACTTGCATCTTGAAGAAGGTGAGATTGGAAAGATAGCAGTTGACGACATCTGTCAAGGAATATGGCACGACCACATTACGCTGGCCAACAATTCCACAGGCGACTACGACGATGGTATAGGCAACTTCCGCTTCGGTGGCTTCTTCACCGCCTACTTCCGTATAGTAGAGGTTATGAGCGTGAATGGAGGTATCAACAACGCATTCCGTTACGTCCTCAGAAGTGACAAACACTGGAAAGCCTTACATCACCCTGCAAGCATGATGCACTTCGTTGCTTACGGTAACTTCTCGGATAAGACAAGACAAAGCTCTCGCTACTCTACCCTTACCTACGAGCGTTATCTGAAGGACGTGAACGACTGGGAGTTTACAGAGAACATGATAGCCGCACAATTTGGAGACCTGTCTAATCTTAGCATTTTCGGTCTCAACATGAAGGGCTATTCTGCTTACCTCAACAACATCTACATGTCGGGAACAATTCAGCAGTTTGTAAAGCTCGGCAGGAAGATGCACATCGACCAAAGCCTCGGTGGTTACATGGCACCAGGCGAGGTTGAAACAGTTACGGTGAGCGTCCTTGACGGTTATATGCAAGACCACACAGAAGAATATACATTCATGGTGGAGCGAAACACAGGCGACACGGCAGCTGATGATGTTTGGAACGCGATGCCGGAACATATAAACTGCGGTTCTACGTTTGAAATCTCGTTTGAGGACTTGCACATCAACCCAAATCACGGAGGTATAAGCACCTTATTTTATGTGACAGCCGACAACGGCAAAGAAGGAGAGAGGGTGTCTACAGCAATAGAATATTAATTTATAAACATTATACAGAATGGCTAATAAAAAAAGAACATTTCAGTCGCAACGCAAGCACACACGACTTGACTTCTCGCCATTGGTAATAAGTTGCTCGTTGGTGTGTATCACGCCTGATTCGCCTACGGCACAAGCTGCAAACACGGCACTTGGGCAGTATGAGCCAGACCGCAAGATTACCCCAACTATAATCCGACCAGAAGTAAGAGTGAATGACCCCGATGGTATATACACATCGGGAATTAACAACATCAATCTTGCAAGCGACCAGCATGAGTGGTTTATTAACTCTAAACCTATCGCAACCGTATGGAAAGTTGGCATTGACTACGACATTATCAAGGACAACACAGACGACAACGGCAGTCTGAAGGTTAAGAAAAACCTTGTGCCTGGAGAAGTGGCAGAGCTACGCTATAGAGGTAAATTCTACGATTTCCGAACAGGTACTAACAACAATGTCAGCGGAAGCGGAATAGTGTTGACAACAACAGACAAGGGCAGTAACAAAATTGATTGCTCTGTTGATTGTGAGTTGCTGACATACGACCCCCTCAAAGACGAGTTGTTGTTTTACGAGTTCCTTGTAGCTGAGGGTATCGAGCAAGAAGGACAACGTGACAAATTTGTTAACGGTAAAAGCTATGAGCGTACCGTGACAGTTATACTCACATCGGGAACATCAACGCTGACTGAACTGCCTAAAGGTTGGACAATGCGCCTTGTTGAGCGAGGAAAGACAACAGCACTTACCGCAAACACGCTTGACAGACCTGAAATCACGGCTATCAACTTCCCAACAATCAAGTTTGACCTTCGTTTTGTTTGGAGTGAGCAATATGAAGTGCAAATACTTGACGCTAATGGCAATGTTCAAGCAAGTACGGGTATCAGTATTATACGCAATATGAGTATTCTGACACAGCATGAGGTGGCGAGAGGAAATGACATTGTGCCTGGACAGCAGCGTTACTTTAACAAGGGTATATTTTCAGCAGGAAGTCAGCTTATACAATACCCTCAGCTCTACTATGAGATACAATGGTGGACGCAAGCAAGAGTGTACGACACGGTAACAAGCTCATACAAGTACGCGGACCGCATAAACCGTCAGATTGGCGAAAGTATGGAATGTAGCGTTGAATCATTGGGAATAGGTAATGAGAAGAACCTTTGTTGGTTTGACGTGGCAATGGACATTGAAGAGCGTGAACCTGCAACAATACTCACAACGGAAGATGCAAACACAGTACTCACAGATGAGAATGGCAATGTGCTTTTTTTCTAAGAATAAAGTTAAATATGAGATACGCAATAGTAGATACAGAGAAGGCAGAAGCCAAAGGGCTTAAAGCAAAATACCATATTACGAACAACACACGTTCGAAAATGGCAGTGAATGAAAACGAATTGCTCAAGATTGAAAGTGACCCTGCCACAGCTGCACGTCAGCTGGGTGGTGAGCTTTTAGAATATGAGCAGTTCAAGTCAAAACTTAACAAATGGGACGAGTAACATATGGGTAACACAGTTAAAGGAGCGTTCACGGTGCGCTTTCTCCGAACAGGAGACCAAATCTTTATAGTTAAGAACGTCGTAAAATTCGACCAGAAAGGAACTGAGAGTGGAGCTGCTTTGTTTCAGGCGATAGATCCTACGAACGGCACTTTGTCAGCAGATTGGAAAACAGACATCTACAATCAGCCTGCGCTCAAAGTAGGTCTTAGCAGTGCTGTAGGCAATCCTGTAACGATAACTAACATCAAGTGGACCTACAGAGGTGTGGAGCTTGCATTTAACGCAAGTGCGGCAACAAGTGGCAACTATGTAGGATGGCAGCTTTCAACGGACGGTAAATTTGCTAAAAAGGAGACAGACGGTTACTGCTATCTCCGTTTTATCGACAATGCTGCAAGTCCTTCGGTGGTGTCTAACCAAATCATCGGCTTTGAAATTAGCTATATATGCAACAATGTGCGTGACACATACAAAGGCTCAGAAGATGTACTTATACAGGAAGCAGGTGCTGACAGCTACTCAGTGATTATAAGCACGAACATTGTATCACTCGAAGCAACCCAAAACACAGAAACAACTCTAACAGCTCGATGTATGTACGGTGTAAAGGACATAGCAGACGATGAGTTTACTGCAAATTGGAAACTGGAATGGTACAAGGACTTTGTTCTTATTGAAGGTCAGAATGAAAAAACGCTCACGGTGACACGTGACGATGTTGACGGTAGCTCTGTATATAGCGTTAAGCTCCTGCATAAGGAAGGAGACGCATGGGTAGTGAAAGCTGTTGATGCACAGAGAATAACAGATGAGTCGGACGAGTGGCAGATTAAAGCGACACCAGACGGTACAAATCCCGATGCCATCTCAAAGACGAGCAATGCAAAATATTTGCTCACCCTAACCCAGAATGGTTCTCCGTACACTAACAGTACAATCACGTGGAGTTGGGAGGTATGGAATGCTATCAATGTTAAGACATACACAGGCTCAGGCTCAAGCGTGACTCTTACAGCGGATATGGCAAAATGTATACCCGACACGAGTAATACCGACAAATACTATCACTCAGATGTAGCAGTTGAAGTGGAAGCAACAATATCGTAATTATTTAAAAAAACAACAAATATGACAGCATTCAGCAAAATTACAGAACGAGGACTATCATCAAGTCTTAACGAAACGGATTACATAATGGTTGTGGCAGGTGGCTCGCTCAAGCGAATCACTCTCGCCAATCTCAGAGCGATGATGGAGGAAAACCAGCAGCAGTTCTTGGACGAGAACGCATTTTATATCGAAGAAAACACGGCATCGAGCAAAGGAAGTACAAGCTGCGACACTGGCGGCAGCAGCCTTATGCGTCAGATATGGCTATCTAAGATTACTGGCATCCTAATGTCTCCCGATGGTCACTATACACGTCTGAATCCCAAGGACCACCGATATACAGCAGATGGCGACCAAGTCGTGAGCAACGGAGTGGTTGTGGCTGCATATCAAAAAGCAGACTGGTTCGGCATGTTGGACGGTGGTTATTGGAACTTTATACAAGAGGTGGTTATCAGCGGTGTTAAGCACCTTCGTCACCACATATCGCTCACTCCATTGCCCGGTGGATGGTACACTAAGAACGTACCTGTAGGCATGTTTAAATGCTTTATGCAGAATAACCAGTTGCGAAGCATTCCATTTGTAGTACCTACTGGAAGTCAGAAGATAAACAATTTCTTCAACCTTGCGCAAGCACGAAACAAAAATTATGGTTTGGCTGGCGAGCCTTTCCGCAATTTCCTGCTACAGTACATGATGGCTAAGTATGGATATCGTGATATACAGAACCTAACAGCTAAGGATGGTACTAAGATTTTCGGTCCAGGTCTGGATGGAACAGAAAAAAGCGCAACATCAACATTAGCAGACGGATTCGAACGACAGAAGAATATCAAGACAGGCGCGTGTCTCGCTCTTGGTTACAATGATGGCAAAGTTGAAGTCAAGGATGCAGATAATTACGCATGTCACAGTGTAAACGTAGGAGTATGGGAAAATCCATACGGTCAGTATTGGGAAACAGACGGACACTTATGCTCAGTAGGTACAACAGTGTATCAGTGGGACAGTAACTTTATGCCGAGTATTGATAAACCTACGGTAGACACATTTGCAACGGTTGATTGCCGTAAGCTTACAATACTGTCATCAAAAGAATGGGTTTCTAATCATGAGATAACGCTTGTCACAACGGCAGGAGCACAGTACATGAGCTATGTGCCAATTGTTGAAAAGAATGGCATTAGCTATAATGATGGCTATTCATACTCTGCTAATGGTCAGCTGTGGCTGTGTGGCGGTTTCTCGGACGCCGCTTCGGATTGCGGTCTCGAGCGTGCGCACTCGGGTAGCGCTTGGGCGGCCGCGAGCTCGTACGTCTCGGCTCGGCTTGATTATCATGGCGAGATTAAAGAGGTTACCTCAGCAGAACTCAAAAAGATACTCGCAAGTGCATAGAAATTATTAAAATCTCCCCAAGGGGGTGTGGGGGATAAATCCCCCACTCAAATCATACCCCCAAAAACTCCTTGCCCAAGCTCGTGGCAAGGTAGGCAAAGGATAAGGATAGCTGTGGCTGTGTGGCGGTTACTCGGACGCCGCTTCGGATTGCGGTCTCGAGCGTGCGAACTCGAATAACGCTTGGGCGTACACGAGCTCGTACATCTCGGCTCGAATTACTTCAACGTCTTTCGGAAACGGAGGACGAAATATAAGGACATTAGTACTGCGTCATGGGAAAATGTCCGCCTTATCTGAGCCTCGGCAGCTGGTGCATAAGTATAGCCAGTGATTAGCCGGAACAAATCGAACTTGCGCAGGCAACGTCAGCGACCTGCCAGTGGTGTTAGTAAATCCAAATTGGAAGTTGAAAGCTCTGCACAGAGAGAAGCAAGCTACCGATAAAAAATACGAGTTACTTGAAAACACGAAAGACATGCCGAAAAGACAAGGTTACATATACGACCAGATGTGGCAATGGGACACATTAAAGGAAGCGGATAGAGTATCTACAAGACGTAAAAAGAACTACGGTGTAAAGAAGCACAAGAAGCAATGGATTAAAGACCTTGTGGAAGTTCAGAATATTATCCACGACCGCAAGATGCGAACCGACGAATATAAGCATATGGAGGTGAACAATGGCAAGAAGAGGAGAAAAATCAGCAAACTTAACTTTCATCCAAATCACCTTGAACATCAAGCCTTGGTCTTAGTAAGTCACGACAGAATAGAACGCACATTGATTTCGCACACTTATGCGTCGAGAATCGGCTATGGACAGATAGCAGGTGCGTTGCAAGTAAAGAAATGGTTGCGAGAAAAAAGTGAGGAATGCTTGTGGTATGCACAAGGCGACATTTGCAAATACTATGCAAACATAGCACATGCCGTGTTGAAGAATAACTTGGAATACCTCTTTAAGGATAAAGAGTTTATCGATGCCTACATGGAACCGTTCGAGAGGTTTACTATAAGCGGTAAGGGCATACCTCTTGGAATCCGACCAAGCCAAGACAGCGGAAATATAGCTCTTATGCGATTTGACAGACATATGAAGGAGGTTGCAAAAGCTCACCTTTACCTGCGATACCTTGATGATTTCGTGATATTCGGAAGAACCAAGGGCGAGGTTAAGAGAAAAATGAAAATGGCGGAAGCTTTCCTTAAAGAATTAGGTTTTAAGATACACGAACCTAAAATACGCCCTATCAGCGAAGGTTTAGACTTCCTTGGTTACGTATTCTACGAAGGTGGTGATATGTACTGGAGGAAGAGCAACAAGGTAAGTTGGCTGAAAAGAAGAACTAAGGTAACCAACAAACGCCGACTTCATGAGATAGACGCAGCAGCATGGGGAATGATAAAATGGGGAAATAAACATTGTAAAAGGTTATATAAAATGGAAACAGGAATAGATATGAGCGAACTCGGCATAGAACTGCCGAAGAAAACGGACAGTATGGGTATGCGCATTATCGACGCTCCTAAGATTACTGCATCAGTTGTGCTTAACAGTGAGCTTGAAGTGGTAGATTGGGTAAGAAACGTTGAGACAAGCTACGGCACGGGGCGTTATGCTTTGGAGGTTGTCTTCTATGGAAAGCACCATAAGCTCATTGTTAACACGTCAAAAATCAAGCAGATTATCGATGGTTTCGCCCTTGCCAACGTGACAAGCTTTACTGGCAAGTTCAAAGATGAAGGTGGTAATCATTTTTACTTTGACAATGTTAGAATCACAGGTATTGACAAACGACCTATAGGCAGGAACGAGGAAGGTAAACTCATTTTTACCGACAAGAATGAACCAGTTGACATGGATGCCATGAAAGCCAAGGGTGCGGAAAATGTCAAAAAGGAAGCTGAAATAATGAAGAATGTGGAAGCTGCACGCAAGGCAGAACTTGAGAAAAAGGCTGCTGAACAAGAAGAAAAGAATCAAAACAAAAAATAGGAGGAAATAAAATGAAAAATCAGTATGGAAATATCAGACGAGTGTTTATGACAGAGAAGCCTATGGTATACGACCGAGAGACGCGTATAGCATACATGGACTTTCAAACTGACACACAGACGAAAACTAACACCGACAATGTTAGTAATACAACAAAGGGCAAGAAAGAGTCTAACACTATTGAGGGATACAGCGGTTTTGTTGTACAGACAGACGGTATCATCGATTACGGACACCTCAAGAGCTTGCTCATTGAAGCAGGTTATCCTCAGAAGGAAGAACATGCTATTTCTATCAACACAATCAGCGCACTCATGGCAAAGATTAATGGCAAGGAGCTGAGTGATGATGCTAAGAATGACATCGCTACTTTTGAGGAGTTTGACGAGTATCGCGGTCTGTGCGCAAACTGTGCAAGAGCGATAGTTGACATATTCAAGGTATAAACAATTAAAAAGGAGAGCACATGCCAAAACCAAAACTAAGAACATTCAAGGGTTCGTTCACTTGCAGGTGGGCTCCTTCGGATGGCGAGGATGGAGCATACACGGCCTATAGCTACAACATCAGTAAAAACAAGACAAGTAAAAATTCATCCACTGCACCTACAGACTGCTATTACTCCACATGGCAGGACGCGCCGATAGCAACCACCGAAACATATCCGTTTTTGTGGATGAAGATGGAACGCAAGAACGACGCGAGCGACAAGAGTGTGAGCTATGTCTGTGTAACAGGTGATAAAGGCGACAAGGGTAACCCTGGAGATAACGGTACGGATGGCAACGGCATAGCGTCGCAGGTGTCGCTTTTCGTAGCTACGGACAAGAAAGCGGTGGCCTCGTATGGCAGCGTGTCTGGCTGGAGCAACCTCTTTCCGCAGCCTATAGAACAAAAGCCTTATGTGTGGAAATGTGTAAAGACTACCTACACAAAAAAACCAAACTCCTACTCTACTCCAGAGCTTGTGACTATCTATCAGAGCGGAACTAACGGCAATATACTTCGCAATGCGTCATTTACCGATTCGGGCAACATGGAAGCGTGGGTAACACAAAGCAAGTATAGCATGTTGAGTCATAGCGCACCGATTGGCGACGGTGAGGGTATAGATACAAGCAACAAGCTGCATGGACATAACTCCTACTTCGACAGATGTAGCGGTGTGAGTGGAGCTGCTAATTACAAGGACGTGCTTGTACAGACGATACATCATCCTAACGGAGGACTAAACAATATTGTTAACGGTCAGTGGTACACACTGAGCTTTTGGGCAAAACGAGCTACCAATGTTATTACCCTTAACAAGACTGTATCCGCGACCTCCTATGCTATTGCAAACGTCTATCTTAAAGCAGGAATAGAGTATGCTATTAGTGTACAAAGCACTGTATCAAGTGCATCATACCCTATTGTCACAGCTGTGACACTTAACGGCACATCGGCTGCAAGCTTAATTATTATGCAAACAGACAGTGGCAGAAAGACCGACTATCTTACACCGTCTACAAGCGGTATATATGTAATACGCAGCATTGTGGGCGGTAGCACGGGCAAGGGCACGGTTACTTCCTATGCTGTTGACGATAGCCGCGACCTATCCACTTATCTTGCTCCCAGTCTTATTGACACAAGCAGTAAGATATATGTTGATGGCGAGGAACGCACACCGTCGGCAGACTTGGGTGTTGTATGGTCGTTAGCAAGCGAATGGAGCTTTCACACGCTGACATTCAAGGCGGCATCGAGCCTAACTGCATCGGTTAAGCAGCAGTTGTCCTTTAGACTGGACTCTGTGCCTCATGTAGACCTTTGGCGTAAGGTGTGGATATGCGAACCTAAACTCGAAAGCGGCATGATGTACACGGGATATGTAGACAGTTCAGAAGATTTGAAGGGTATTCCTGGCCTTATAGAACGCACAAGCGAATGGGTAGCAGGAGTTGAGTATCACAACGACTCAAATCTGACTGGAGGTATAAGATACCGTGACATAGTGACCGTAACGGACACGAAAGGCAACTTTGAGATATACGTATGTCAGAAGACTCATCTATCCACGACCTCAAATGCACCTAAAACAGGCGAAGACAGCGCAGAATGGCTACACATTAATAATATGCAAAGACCTATCTACACGCCACTTATCATAGCAGATAATGCGGTGCTGCGATTTGGGCAAACGAACAGAATGCTCATCACGAACAGCTCTCAGAAGGTGCAAGGTTGCTTTGGTGGTGTTGAAGACGAAGTAAACGGCTATCCACTGTGGATCGGTGGAGAGACAGCAGAGAAGGCGAACTTCAGACTGAGGTATGATGGACACATGGAAGCATTTGATGGTTTGTTCTCTGGCTTTGTTTTTAAGAAGGAGGTAGTTATTACTGATGATAACTTATCTTATTACTTGGAAAAATCCCCTTGGGGTTATGATGCCATAAATCTAAAAAAAACAGGTTCAAGAATAAGACTTAAAATTAAAGATGCTTGTGACATATATATTCCTTGTATCTATCCTGAAGTGACAACTTATACCGAAGAACACAAAGACTTGTGTCGTTCGTATATTGGTACTACATTATTGATTTACGTAGAAAGTGGCACTGCGGTATTTACGGGAAACTTCAAGATAAAAGAAACTGACAGCCCTTCGAGCTATGCTGTGACAGCAGGACGTTTTGCCGCTTTAACATGTAGCATAACAGGCACGAATGACAAAGAGGATATATATTGGTTGATAAGGGTGGGAAAACAGAATTAAATAAAACTAAGACATCATGAAAGTAAGTAACGAATTAATTGACAAGATTAAACAGTTTGAGGGCTACCGCTCTAAAGCTTATAGATGTTCGGCAGGAGTGCTGACGTGTGGCTACGGTCACACTGAGGGAGTGACTGCAAGGACTACGTGCAACAAGACTAAGGCTCTTGCATGGTTAAAATCCGACCTTGAGCCGATAGAGAACTTCCTCTCGGCTGTGCCTGAGGTGGCAAAGACACAAGGGAGGTTTGACGCTTGTGCGGACTTCTGTTTCAATCTTGGCATGGGGGCGTTTAAGGTGTCTACGCTCTTCAAGCTGATACAGAAGAAGGCTTCGGTGACTGCTATTCAGGCAGAGTTCTTAAAGTGGATTTACGCAGGTGGCAAACCTTTGGAAGGATTGAAAAACCGCAGACGATGGGAAGCTCAGAGATGGGTCGAATAATTAATACATTAAGATAAAGAAAATGGTGAATAATATAACTGCAAGTACAGGACGTGCTGTTGTGGTCGGCACGATGGGCGTTGAAGCAATGACAGCACTCTACGATTTACGATGGATGCTTGTGTTGATAGTGGTGTTGATAGTTGCGGACTTTTGGTTCGGGGTGAGCGAGAGCCTTCATAAACACGAGCACTTCCGCTTCTCGAGAGCAGGACGGAGAACGTGCAACAAGGCGGTGGACTATGTGACGTACCTTATACTTGGCTCGGTGATAGGTCTTGCTATCTTTGAGCCGCTTGGTTGGGCGACACACACCACTACGGCTGCTATAGGATTGGGGTTTGGATGCGTGTGGGAGATTGATTCGATTGTGGGTCATGTGTGCGAGCTGCACGGTGTAAAAAACAGGTTTTCTATTAAGCGTCTCATTATCGCGCTGATAAAAAAGAAGGATGCTGACATGGGAGAAGCGGTTGAAGAGGCGTGGAGTGAAGAAGGAGAAAAGAAATAGACAAAAAAGAGTAAAAATATGACGAAAAAATTGTGGATAGTTTATGGGGGTGTGTTTGTGGTGCTGTTTCTGCTGTTTATGAATGTGGCGTTGATGAGACACTACTTCAAGGGACAGACGGAAGAGTGGAAGGACACCGTGAGGGTGACGGTGGTGGATACTGTGACGTATGACAAGCCAGTGGCGAGGGACAGCTTGGTGGTGAGGTATGTGAGGATGATGGTGCCTGTGGTACGTGATACATTACACTCTATCTACACTGATACTATACAGGTAGATATGCCTATTACACAGAAAAGGTACGAGGACAGCACGTATACTGCCTGGGTGAGCGGATATGAGCCTTCATTGGACAGTATAAGGGTGTATGCGAGAAAGGACGTGGTGACTATAAACAAGATAATAAAAGAACCTCCTAATAGGTTTGTAGTTAGCTTTAACGTCGGCTACGGGCTTACTCAAAATGGCTTACAGCCATATATAGGTATTGGTGTTGGGTGTAAACTATTCTCATTTGGTAAACAAAAATAAGCAATATGGAATACGTACTATTGATAATTGTTGGTATCTTTGCTGCTGTATCAGCATTTATGCCAAAGTGTAAAAATAAATAATTAAGTATGTTTTAGGTAATTAGATTGTTTTAGGATGTGCCTTGCTTGTCTGTGATAGATAGGCAAGGCTTTTATTTCCAAATTGTAATAACACGCATCTTTTATGTAGCACTTTGTCACAAAAATCAAATGTATGCTATTTATTTGAAGAATTAACAGTTAAATTAACTACATTCTGATAATTTTTGCTATATTTGCACAATATCAGATTTTAGACTAAAGATTATGACAGAAGAAAAGAAAAAGACACTCCTTTCTGTCTTAGACGGAATGGACGTGAGCGAGGTTATCTCGCTGCTAATTATGAGCGGCAACAGTTATTCAAGAAGATTGTTGAAATTCATCAAGTGGATAACTAAATGGCTACCTATATGTATAATGGTGTGGCATAGTTTTGCTATGTTGGATTTTTCTCAGAATCCGAGAGAAATGTTTATCGTGCATTCCGAACACTGGCCAAGCTACACATTTATATATGTGTTACTGTATGTATTACCACTTGTGCTCATACTGTTCAGTAGATTCTTCTGGCTGTGTTGGGTATACAGGATTCCATTCTTTTACTACTTCGGTGTAAATGCTATACATCTCACTTTTTGGTCGTGGTATACTACAAAAGAAATGGTAATGTCATGTATGTCTGTAATTGTAATGACAGGAGTATTTTACTTATACTGGGTAATAGATTGGTTCTTAACAAGAACAAGGATAGGTAAAAGGTTTTTCTTCTAAAGGCTAAGAATATGAAAAGGAAGGTTTTTAATTACTACACCTTGGCTCTCGTCCTAAAATCTCTGTATGATAGCTGTATGAAGGCATGGGAACAACAGAAGAATGGAGAAAAGGTAACAGCTTGTGGAATGTCAGATGAAGATATAGAAGAATTATGCGAAGACTATCTTCCGAATCTGATGAATCCTATGATGTCTAAAGAAGAAGTACAACGTAAGCTTGGTGTCAGTGAAGCTACACTCAACAGAATGGTAAAAAGAGGAGATATTCCTAACGGACAGCAAGACGTAGGAGGACACGTAAGATGGTGGAAGAAATGGGATATACTACCTTTTATAAGAAATAAGCATAAGAAATGATAGCATATGCTATCAACGTAAATAGCTGAATTTCAGAGGATAATAAAAAGTGTGAGCGTGTTATGGCTTTTTTGGTCGTAACACGCTAATTTTGTGTCTGTAACGTTACATAGTGTTAGTAAATCTATTAAGGTAAAAACTGAAAAAAGATTGTTATTATGGAGAGTAAAACTTACGTATTCGGAGAGAATGGGCCTACTACTGGTGGCGGTCTTAATAGCATTCTGGCTATGCTCCCAGCACTCATGCAGAAGCAGGGCGTAGACCCAAGCCTTTTTGCCCTTTGCAATGGCAAGAGCAATGGCAATGGTTGGGGCGAAAATCTATTCGCCATCTTGCTTCTCTTCATCCTCATGGGTAGAGGCAACCTCTTTGGAGGTGGCTTTGGTGGCGGTATGATGCCTAACGGACAAGGTGGCGTTGTTCCTATGCTCAACAACGATGCGAACACAGCAGTTATCATGCAAGCTGTTCAGCGCAATGGTTATGATGTTCAGAGCTTGGCAACAGCCCTCAACACTTCGAGCGACGCTGTAATGGCTGCTATCAACAGTTTAGGTCAGCAGATATGCAACATCGGCAGTCAGATGGGCTTGAATACCAATCAGATAATCACCGCTCTCATGCAAGGTAACAACGCTATTGCTACACAGTTGGCAGAGTGTTGCTGCAAGACAAACAACGCTATCACCGCAATGGACGGTAATGTGAAGTTAGCAATGTGTCAGCAGACAGGTGCTTTGACAAATGCTATCAACAACGTGGCTGTTAGTCAGGAGCGTGGCTTCTCTAATCTTGCTTACGAAACTCAGCGTCAGACTTGCGACTTGCAAAACGCTATCAAGGACAGTACCCAGACTATCATTGACGGGCAGAAGCAAGCCGAAATGCGCGAGCTTCAGAACAAGATTGACTCGCTTCGCGAAGAGAACAGCACCTTCAAGTCTTCTGCTATGACTTCGCAGATTGTCGGTCAAGCTATAGCACCTATCAATGCTGTACTGACAGGTTTGCAGCAAGAAGTAGCAGGAATCAAGTGCAAATTGCCCGAGACAGCGACTGTAGCTTACAGCCCCTTTACTGCCGTTCCTAACTGTGTAGCAGCTCAGATGGGACTGTACGGTTTTAATGCCGTGAATGGTGCAAGCTTCTGGACTTAAAGAAAGGAGGACAAGACTATGATATGGGGCTATCCTTTTTCATGGGTCAATAGAAGAGGTTCGGCAGCGATAGGCTCTACTGGTGTAAAGGTAAATGCTGAGAACGTGGTGTTTACCTTTAAGAACCACGCTTTCGTTAATGCAAACTACAGAGGAACAATTTTCGTTAATCTGCTACAGGCTATACCGACAGGTACAACGACTACGCTGCCAATCCTCTTTGAGACCAACGGCACTACACAGGCTGTTACCAAGTTCAATGGAGCAGCACTGACGGTTGCCGACGTAGCCGGAACTGGTGTATATCAGTTGTGGTTCGAGAGAGACACTAACACCCTTCAACTCATGACGGGTATTGTATAACAAGTTAAAATTCGACTTCTATGTTTCAAGGACTTCGACAAAACAGCATATTTTATGTGCTTGACAAATCGGGAGAACCGACACTGAAAATAGGACAAGTGGTAAATGTGAGCAATCCGCAACCCAAGTTTCCTTCATATCAGCCTGGGCAATTTAATCCGCAGCCAATGGAAACAACGGTAGATGTAAAGGTTAAAATGCCAGATGGTGAGGCAGAATTTAAGCAATTGCCATCGAACGGACAGATTGCTAACTCGGGAGACCTCGTTGTATCTGAGAGCCGTGAGGCTATGAGCGCAGAGATTGAAGCTATGCTCAGGCACTCTAAAGAGGTGCTTGAGAGCAAGGAATATCATGAGAAAGTGGTAAAGAACTGTGAGCAGATGTTGGGTGTCCTCAATCCGCAGATAGCCAAAGAAAAGGCGCAAGAACAAAGGATAGGTAACCTTGAAGCCGATGTGAGCGGCATGAAAGGCACGCTGTCGAACATTGAGACTATGCTGCAAAGAGCCTTGAACAAGAAGTCGAACGGAAACACTTAATACTGAACATTATGTATATGGTTGAGATTACAGAAAACAAGTTAGATGAGCTTGTTGAGAATGCCGAGAAAATGCTTAAATACGGTTCTAAGGTAATGTCCTGCATCGAAAGCATAAGACAAGGCGAAGGTCGTATGGGTGAGCGTTCTCCAATGTCAGATTATCGTGACATGGGACGTGACGAGCGCAGACGCTATGAGCGTGGCATGGACTACGACGATGAAGGACGTTACGGAGAACGTTATGGTGGCGGCTACTATGGTGGTGGCAGACGCTACTAAGTAAAACCGACAGGTAGGGAATACTGTTTCCTACCTGTCTTAACAAGGAAAGACTATGGAAAAATGTAGAATGCCTTTAGATGTCTATGATTTGAAGCCTGATGCAATGATAGCCTATCTCAGATATAACGGCTACCACTTCAACAAGAAGATGTGCGATTGGGCTGTCAGTCATATGCGCAAGGTCAACAAAGCGAGCGGTAAAGAAGAACCGATTGAGCCTATTAACAAGGACAAGGTAGAGGAAATGATGCAGACCAATGGGCTGACCCTTGAAAACCTTGTCGGCTACGACCATGTCTATGTGGCGAATATGTGTAAGGCTGACTTTTGGGGCAAGTCCATTAAAGACGAAGCGAGCTTGGCGCATTATGTAAAGGACACAATAGACGATGTAGACCAGAAGGACGGTTTTGTGTTCAATCGTTTCTATGCAGACTGCTGCCACAATGGTATGCCTATACCTTGGGAAGATTTGCTATGATAAGGCGTGAGATTCATTTGGATCAGTATAGGTGGAGTATTACGTGTTTTATCGGGTACACTGCTGATGATACGGATGAGATATGTCATGCGTTAGAAAATATAGGCTGTAATGGCCACTCCCTTGAATCTGCATACAGGCATCTATCATTGTCGAGTGACGAGCGAGGACTAACCTACTCTAACGTGGGTAAAAGAGAAAGCGTTGTCGCAGTTGGCGCATCGGATAACAGAGGAAGCGTTGTGAACACTATAGGACATGAACTCTTTCATGTAGTTGCGCACATCTGCGATAATGACGGTATAGAAATGCAGAGCGAACATCCGTGCTATATCATGGGCGAGCTTTGTGAAAAAATATATGACAATCTAAATCTTATAAAGTGGAACTATGGATATAAATGTAATGATTGAAGCAACAACAAAGCTTAACAATACTTGGAACAAATGTACGAACGGAATAGACAAAGAAGACCTTTCCGCTGATGTATACAACTGTGCTTGCGAAATCGACGAAGCAATAATAGCACTTGTTGAAAAAATAGGTAATTGCACCAAGGCGATTACTATCAGTAAAATGTATGGAAAATCACCTCTTGCAGAAAGTCATAAAACAATCATAGCAAGAGATAATATATAGTTAAAGGAGACAAGTTGTTTAGTACAATTTGTCTCCTTTTTTATATATTAATATTGAGTTAATGAATAGTTAAATCCTTTGTCTTAGCTGTTCTAAGCTTGTATAAAATCCCCATCATATACATATACACATTTTAGAAAATATACGTTTACATAGAAAAACTACATTTAGACCAAACGCTATCCTATTTATCCTCGTTTATATCAAGTATATAATCTATTACCTTACGATTTGCATCGTCTATTTTTTTTCGATTAAAATTGATATACACTTGTGTAACAGCAGCTCCTGTCGAATAAGAATGTCCAAGAGCACGACTTATAACATCTTCTGGTATATCAAGTTCGCTTGCCAATGTAGCCCATGTATGCCTTGCCCAGTATGATGATAGACGAGGGAACAAAGGTGTGTACTCCTTGATGAATTTATGGCGATGCGTTTTTGAAAATTTCGGGTTTTGAATTATAACGCATTTCCCTACTCTTTTAAGCTGATAGTCAAAACTACCTATAAAAGATTGTGTAGTCTTATATCTTTCTAAGATGTCTAGTAAGTACTCGTTGCCTTTGTATCGATTTATTATCTCAAGTGCTTCTGGTTCTACTTTTATAGAATACAACTTTTTGGTCTTCCGGCGTCTGTAGTTAATTCTACCTTGACTATCTATTTCTCTCAATTCGCACAAATCAGCAATGTTAATGCCAATTAGATATATACATAACTTAAATAAGTCTATAGTTCGCTGTAGATGAGGATCGGCTACTGCAAACAATGACCTAACCTCATCTAAAGTTAAAGAGCGTTTTACTGTCTGTTCCGTTTTAATCTTAAACACACGAAAAGGATAATTCTGAGTAATCTCGTTATCTAAAGCATCATTGAAAACAGCTCTAATACTACGAAAATGCATGTTACGTCCATTTATAGTAGGAGAATACCTCCGTAGGAAAATGTCAAATCCGGTAAGCCAGTCTTTTGTTATGTTTTCAAATGTTTTTGACTTAATATGATTGTCATACTCTAACATCTTCTTTGCTGTTAATAAATATATCTTTTTTGTTCGCATTGCAGAACGAGAGTTCGCAAAAGAAAGAAAACGATTATAGAAACTGTTAGACGCAGCAACAGCAGGATCCAGCATTTCTTGCACTTTATTTTTTATTTGTGTTGCTGTCAGTTTTGTTAATTTTCCATCCTTGGTTAAATCCATGATTATATTAGACACTTTATTGCGTAGAGTGTCTATATAACTTTGAAGAGCTTTCTTATTAGGATGGTCTTTAATACGTTCTTTTTCTGCATCCCATTGAGTGGGATATATTCTCACATTCAAAGATATATAAGCAGAAGACCCCTTCTTATTTATGCCGATTTTAAGAGGAGCTTCTTCACCACGCTTTACTGAACGCTTATCTAAATATAAATGTACTGTTGCCATAGTTTATCGTGTAGAAATATTTGCGGTTTATTTGCGGTTTATTTGCGGTTTATTTGTGGTTTATTTGCGGTTTATTTTACCCACATTTACTCAAAAATAATTAAGAATAATGTCTTTATATGCCTGTGGCGGCCAAGCCTATCTGTCTGACTTTCAAGCTATAACTCTTGCCTCTATCCGATTCTATCTTCAACGTGCTATGTGCCTCTATAATAGGTTTTATGCATTGTATGGGAGTATAAATTTTTGAACCAAGTAACTGATATTCACCACTTTACAAAAGATTACCATTGCAATTGCGGTGTATTTGCGGTTTTTTCGTGTTTGGCACCTTATAATGATGCTGCCATTTTGAAAGCTGATATAATACGAGCCCTCATATTGTATAGAGAATCTATATTGTCAATCTGTATCCATTCGTTGGTCTTGTAGGAATCAACAGGGAAGCAAATCTTAATAGAAGAACTACGCTTCGACTTTACTCGAATAATCCATCTCCAGACAGAACCACCTTGGTTGACAGTAAAATATGACTTGAACTTCTTGTATTGTATTTCTGAGCATTTATCTTTCAGAACATCTTTTACAATCTCGTATGCTCTTAACTCAATTCTGTTTATTATAGGAGTCTCGTCAGTTTGAGGAGGTGTAGGTATAAAATCATTCATTAATGACTTTATTGTACTTTTGTAAACAGAATGTAAAGATTTATCATATCCTTCTCCGAGGGCAGACTTGGTCGCATATTCTACGAAATCATCACTCGGACACATTATGTTGTTATTGATAAAATCAGAAAGCATATGTCTTAGTCTTATCTCTGTGAACCTTTCTATTATTTTTAGCTCGTCTAAGCTGTTTTTAGAGAACAACCCTAATAATTCTATACCTACAGAATCACAATTGTTCATATCGAAAATAAAGAACGGTTTAGCATCCATTAAGTTTGTCTTATCAAAATCAGCAAAGAACCAATACTCAATACCGTTAGTTAAAACTGCAAAACGTGCGTTAGTAGCTACATAATATTTAGATAGTTGTGGGACAAACGGGGCAAGTTCTTTTGAGCATTGCTTACATTCGACTATCATCACTGGCTCTTCGTCCTTGAAAATAGCATAATCCACCCTATCACCTTTGTTGGATATGTCGCATGGCATTTCTGGTACAACCTCCAAGGGATTGTACACATCATAGCCCAAAGACAGCAATAACGGCAACACAAAAGCGTTCTTTGTGGCTTCCTCCGTGCCGATATGGTCTTTCATCTTTTCTATCTTTGTTGATAGATTATCTAAATTTTCTGTTAAGTTCATTGCCCTATACATTATATATAATACAAGCGTAAAAGTTAAACAAAGTAAAAGATAAGAAATTTCTATCTATTCTATATAGATATTTAAGAAATTATTATTACCTTTGCAACGTAAAACTTAATATAACAATACAAAGATATGCAAATATATTGTAATGTCGGTATTGTTTTTAGTTAAATGTACTAAGAGCAATTAAAAACATAAAGAAAACGGATATGAGATGCACTAAGAGCAATGGGTCGTCTACTTCTATATTGAAGAGAACCGCAATTTATGGACTTTTAAACTTGTGGAAACAAGACATAGGTTGGAATAGAAAAACAAGAAAGGAGAAGAAAATCATCGTGTGGTTCATCCTTTCGTTTATAGTTATGGCTATAACGTTTGCAAGCATTCTGACCCTTCCTGCTGTAGTCAACTTTCTTATGGCAAACAATGCAATGAATAGAAATAAAATAGAAGTGGAGGAATAGTCATGGCAACATACATTAGTACAAGCGGTTTTGAATTAGATGTATTTCCGAGCAATGGAGAGAAGTTTACTTTGGAAGAACTACAGAAACTCGTCAATGGATATATTGAAAGAATAGCAATGCCGAACGGACAAGCTATGTATATCAATGAAGAAGGCAAACTAAATGATCTGCCATGGAACAGTAGAGCTACCACTATACTGAAATTACACGGACTCATCCCAAATGACTATATAGTTGGTGACGTAGTAATACTATCTAACGAAGAGGAGGATTAAGTATGGCAAAATTCATAGAGTTAATCGACTATAGGGATGTTAAGCACTTTGTCAATATAGATAAGATAGAACAAGTGCTGAATGTTAAAGGTAATGAAACTCTAATATGTTTGCCGAATGACAGATTTATAGTCAGAAATTCATTCGAAGACATCGTTAAGAACATAAACAAGAAAGGAGGTTTCCCATGGCTGTAACAAGCAACAAGCCAGAGGTTGTCGCAACTAGTAGATATAGCATCAATGAAACTTGTGCTATCCTCGGCATAACACGTAAGACACTTGCCAAGTACACAACTGCAGGACAGATAGAGTGCGGTTTTAGGAAAGCCACCTTAAGAAAATTTTATACTGGACTATCCATCTTGAAATTTTGGATGGCTGCTGTTTAGACACTGAACCACATTAATATGATAAATTCATAAAGAGTTTTATTTGATTTTGACACTCGGTGTCTGTGAAGACGGTACGAGTGTTCTATTGCTCCCAGGTAATCTTAGCGAAGAAACCTTGGGAGCAATTTTGATTTAAAGACGTTCTAAGCGAGTTTTAGATAATCCACTAATAACTACCACATCTGAAACTTTCAGATGAATAAAGATTGAAACAGTAATGTATAAGCATTATAACGCTTACTCAATATTATCTGTTTCTTTTTGCGGTATAGCCGTGCAGACTAATTGGTTTGCTTTAATCAAATCTGAATGAAGTTCAAAAAGACCATCATCCATTCTACAATATAGAGAAGCTGCTACAACCTTGTTTTTCTTGTTTCGTCCTTGAATAGCATAAGCAATACCCATATTGTTTGTTCTTCCAAATGTCTCTGGAAGAAACACCCAATCGGCTTCTACTCCATATTCTTTACATAGCTCAAGTACTCTTTTTCGAATGTCAATCAACGTTCGGCAGATAATTTTTGTTTTCATACACTAATATTTGAATGTTCAACTATTCGATAAAACTGCAATTATTTCAGCTTCGGTATAAGAGCTTCGAGGTCTTCTATAGAAGATGCGGAATACAGATTGTTACCTTTCTTTATTAAAGCGGTGAAGTCAGAAGAACTGGATAGTAAGGGTTGAGCAATCTCGTCTTCAAAGAACTCGTTAATATTAGCACCAATTATATCGGCTATTTTCCGCAAGTAGCTAACTTGCGGATTTCCCTTGCATATTTGGTTCGCAAGAGACCCACGCAATATCCCCATTTCTTTAGCGACCGTAGCTAAATCATACCCATGTTTGCGTATAATCTTTGATATTTCCATATATAATCTATTTAAATGATGTTCTAACAATGCAAAGTTAACTATAAAACCCGAACAACCAAAACAATACACAAAAAATAACTTATACACGTTATAGGTTAGCAAAAGTTAATCTACGTAGATTATATATAAGGTAAAGTTAAATATCATTTATATAGAGTATATATATGACAAAATCTTTGCTCATATCATTTATTTAGATTATCTTTGCAATATCAAATAAAACAAATAAACAATATAAGATATGAAGAAGAATTTATCATACATCAAGAAGAACCTCAGCCAAACATTCGGCATCAAGTTCGACATTATTCCACAAGGAACAGTAGCAGCAATGGTTTACTTCAATGGTAACATTGATGAAGAACACCTCAATAGCGACATGCAAATCTACTGCGCTAAATTCGGCTATACTTGGACTGGTATTAAAAATGACGGTCACGATAAGTACTTCGCAATATTCACTTTTTAAAAGTTAGCAGATATGGGAACTATATTCACGCAAGTAAACAACGGAACGCTCAAAACCTACATACAAGGTAAATCAAGAGAGATATTCCGTAATTCAAGAGACTTGATTGAAAGAGCCCAAGCAAAAGGTTTCAAGCTTACCCAAAGGAAAGCTGGTAATAGTGGTGTTGGTCTTACCTACGCTGGCAATGGCTACAAAGTTCTCATTCAAATCTGTTATACCGAACTTGAAGTAATGATGTTTAAGGCAAATCATAAAATCTAAAGATATGAGTACTACAAGAAAGAATCAGTTGAAGAAGGTCATGCAACTCGCCTGGCAGTTCGTCAAGAAAAACGGCTACACTCTCTCGGTAGCCTTGAAGATAGCTTGGGCAAATATAAAACTCCACACTGCAATGCAGACACGAATCGTTAAGTTCTACTTTCAGAAGGTGGACGGAACAATCAGAGAAGCGTTCGGTACGCTTAAATCATCCATCCTCCCTCCAACCAAGGAGAGCGGACGAACACCGAACCCAACCTGCCAAGTCTACTACGACACAGAAAAAGAAGCATACAGAAGTTTTAAGAAAGCAAATCTCGTAAGAGTAGAGATGCACTAAGAGCAATGAAATAAGAATAGAAAAAGAAAGTAAGAGGGTGCGAGCGAGCACACACTAAGAGCAATGAATTATAGATAGATAGTTAAGCAACGGTTCACAAAAATAGAAGTTAAACCATAAATAGTAACAAAAATGGAAAGAAAAGACAAAGAAAGCAAGATGAAGGATATTCATGCTGCAATCTGCATAGTGAACCAAATGTTAGAGTTTCTGCCGGACGATTACAAGAAGGACAGTGAAACCACACTCCCAATCTCAGTATTGGAAGATTACAAGAATATGTTGAACAAATAAAATCAAGAACTATGGAAGAAAAAGAAATCATGCTCACACCCTCAGTAAACAAGGACGGAATGACCTCACTCGAAATTGCAGAGGTCACGGGTAAAGAACACTATCACGTTATGAGAGACATTCGCAGCCTTTTGGAACAAGGCGTATCACAATCCAACTTTGGTTTCTCATCGTATCAGCAACCGCAACCGAATGGTGGTTACAAGGAAGTACCCATGTACAACCTCACTCCAAAAGGCTGCTTGATACTTGCAAGCGGTTATAACGCTGTTCTTCGAGAGAAGATGATCGACCGCTTGTTTGAGTTGGAAGCCAAGGAGCGACAGTTCAAGCCACTTTCGGCATACCCCATGCTCACCACAGAGCGCAAGAAAGCCGAGGAGTTAATGAGCAACACCTCTATGGAAGTGTTGGAGGACGCATCACTACTCATAGAGAATCATATCTTGAGAAGGAAACTCCAAGAAGCTGGTATTGAGTATAAAGAACGTGTCTTTTAAGTCTAACCGCCTATAAATCAATATATATGAAAGGATTAATCCAGTCAATAGCGGATAACGCAAGACACAGATACGATTGTCTTGACGATAGCGAAATCATCGCTAATACACTTATCGACCTCAATGATGTCCTACAAGCCACACAAGGCTCATATAAGACGCAAACGCTGTCAAACCTACTATCATACTACCTCATTAGTTCAAGCGGTTCTAAGCGAGAAAAACAGGCTTTAGCGGAAGAAGTAGGCAAGATTATCTCCACCCTTGACGTTCTAAACAGCCGATCAGATGCACTCACATTACTACAATGTGCGATAGACCAAGAGTTGAATAAGTAAGTAAAATCCCTCTCCAACTTGTTATGGAGAGGGATTTTTGCGTTTAAACGAGCGCAAAACTGCGCTTATTGTCGGATTTCCAAATGGGCACACAAAAGGCACACGCAAACAACTAAATATCAACGACTTACGTAAGGTCTGATTTTAAAATGGGCACACAAAGGGCACACGGTGGGCACGCCAAGGGCAAACCTAACACCTTAAATATCAATAACTTATAGAATATCAGATTTTAGAATGGGCACACCAACTTTAAAAAGTGGCAAGATTTTTAAGTCTCCCAAATTTCCAAATGGGCACACAAAGGGCACACGCAAACAACTAAATATCAACGACTTACGTAAGGTCTGATTTTAAAATGGGCACACAAAGGGCACACGCCTTTCGCAGACAATAATAATATAGAATATATATAGTTAATTATATATATTATTATATTATTTATTATTAGCTATTACGCGTGCGCGCGAGGTTTTGCCGACTTTTGATGCGACCTTTTACTTTGTCAAGTTGGTTGAAAGCGAAATAGAACAAAGACGACCATCATCATCTATAGAAGGGACTGTGACTATAGTTATAGAATTACCTGCATTAGTAACCTTCTCTATTGTTATGTAGGCCGAGTAAGGAGACTCTTTCCCATCATCAATAGGTTTGACTAAAAAGCGGTGAATTTCAGAAAAGCCTTTATCGGAAAAAACCTTGTCTTTGGTGTATGTGCAAGAAACAATCTTGTACTTCTCCTCGAACTCTCCACCTTTGTCTTTGTAAAAAAAGCCATTGGCAACGGTAAAAACATTATCCAACCATAACGTATTAGCGTCGCAGTCCATTCTGTCTTCGTGTTTAGACACAAAATCACATGCACCATATAGCCAATGAATTTGTTCGGTTGTGGTCTTAACAACCATGCTTAGGTTAGAAACAGCGATTTCCTTGCGTTCTAAGCCCTTACAAGTGATACTTACTAACAATACCACTATTAACGAAATAAAATGTCTCATAGCTCAATACTTTTTGAATTAGTAAACATATTACCTACTCCTATCAATAACCAATTTGCATTAACACCGTAATCTTGTACTAAATGAGATAGCCATTCGGGCTTTAAGAACCTTCGTTCAGGTTCTTTTTTTAGGGTACTAAGATTCCAGTAGTTAATGTTGTATCGGTCTGTAAAAGTCTTCATTCCTCTCAGCTCTCTTCTCATCTGCAACGTGTCGAGTGCAAGAAAAAAGCGTTTTGTGATAGCAATCCCTTCTGGGGTTATATTTATTCTCATACGAAACAATACTTGCCTTTAATGTAGATTATATAGATTTCTTGATCTCGTTTTCAGAAAATATATGTCCATTCGCCAACTTCTCGAAAGCACTTGCAAGGTGCTCGTATGCTTTGCGTAGCTCTCGTATCTCTTCATCCTTTTGAGCGTTAATATTGATGAGATGATTGATAATAGTTAGCGAGTCAACCTGCTCTGCTTGCTTATCACGCAGAACTGTAGCTGACGAGCCTATTGACTCATCAAGCATATCTCCATCCCCAGTTAACAACCATTCCAGCCGATACATAGGCTTGGCGGCACGAATAAGATTAGCTATTCGTGGACTTACCTTTTGTGTCTTACCTCGCAATGTGTCATACAAGGCTTGTGTCTTACTACCTACCAGTCCTATCTGTTGACAGAGCTGTGCAGCATTGATACATTCGTGCGCTAAAATAGCGTTAATAACGTCTTTTCCTTCCATAATGTTAAATAATGCGAAAGACAAAGATATTTCTACGTTTTCTATGTTGGTAATATAGAAATAATCACTATCTTTGCAACGTAAAACTTACAATAACGATACAAATTTAATAAAAAGTATTTATATGGCAAACAACAATGACACAAAATGTGTAGATATGACCCTAAAGGGTTATTACGAAAATCTACCAAAGGCGACTTATCCTAAAAAGGATTTTCTCGCACGTGTGATGATTGAGTGCGATGTCTCTTTCACCACCGCCAACAACTGGGTAAAAGGTCATACAAAACCTGTGAAGCAAAGTCAGATTTCGGCACTTAGTAAAATAACTGGCATACCAGAAGAGAATCTATGGCAATAGAGTTTTATCAATATAACGATGAACTTTGGTTCAAAACCAACGATGGAAGAAATCAGGTTTTTACAGAACATGATTCTGAAATCATTCAGAAGTTAATAGATGCAATCCGTGAACGTTATCCCTCTGCATATAAGGCCCTTGAACTTGAATATCAGAAGAGTTCACTAAATGCACCATATTACCAGTATTTGATAGTGAGAAGGTTCTGTAAATGCAATTTCGGAAAACTCGAAACAACATCTTACGATATAGAATCTTCTGGAAAATTCAACTTCGAGAAAGTAGAATGTCCGTTACGCGGTGAATGTAAGAATGAAGGTGTAATATGTTGCCCACGCTTTAATTCTAAGCTCTCAGAGGCAGAGCTAAGAGTTATGAGACTCGTTTACGAAGGTGTTAGTAAGGACGAAATATCAACACGTTTGTTCATAGCACCGAACACTATTAAGAATCACATCAAATCAGTATATCTGAAATTAGGCATCCATGACCAAATTGAGTTTGTGAGATATGCAAACGATAATAATTTGTTTAACGATTTAAAGCACTAAGAGCAATGAGTATGATTAAAAGAAGCAATGAGATTACTATTTCGAAGAATGTTAAAATGATGGTTTACGGACAGGCTGGTATGGGTAAGACAACTTTCGCCCTCTCTGCACCTAAGCCTTTGTTGCTTGACTTTGATAATGGTGTCAAGCGTGTTAATACAGCACATTTGGATGATAGCGTAGGTATCGTTCAGATTGATAGTTGGCAAGACGTGATGAATTTGCTGAACTACAACAAGAATGACTTGGCAGAGTTCGATACCATCGTAGTAGACACCATCGGAAAGATGATAGACTACATCATTCAATATCGCTGCAACGGTCGCAACCCGCAGATTCAAGACTGGGGAACTATTAACAATGACTTCAAGTGGTTTACTTCGTCCCTCTCATCACTTAACAAGAATATTGTATTTGTTGCACATCGTGACACTCGCAAGGAAGGGGAAAGCACAGTATTCATTCCTGCGCTCCGTGAGAAGAACTACAATAGTATCGTAACTGACTTGGACCTTCTTGGCTATCTCGAAATGAGAAGTGAGAATGGTCGTCAGATGAGAACTATCACTTTTGACCCGACAAGCCGAAACGACGGAAAGAATACATGTCAGCTTCCTGGTTGTATGCAGATACCAGTAATCCTTGATGCAAACGGACAGCCAACAGCCCCGAACAACTTCATCGCCACTCAGATTCTCTCACGTTATCAGTCTATGATAGCACAGAAGGAGAAAAAGGTTAAGGAGTACAATAAGGCTCTTGACGAAATAAAAGAAAGCGTACAATTGATTACAGATGCACAAGGAGCTAACCATTTCATCGGGCACATCAAAGATTATGCAAACTTGGGCAACTCAGTAATTCTTCATGCAAGAAGTCTGTTCACCGAGAAGGCCAGTGCACTGAAGTTGGTTTACAATAAGGAGACCAAGCAATACGAGGACCCACAAGAAGCATAACGTTATGGAAGTAGTCAAGTTTAGGTTCTATGCGACGCTTTTGGATGCGTATCAGAACTACCTTGATAGTGACATCATTTGGAGTAAGTATTGGGGATGGTCTGAAAATCCACCCCATACTCCAGAAGAGTTCAAGAAGATACAATTCCAGTCGTTAATAGATAGAATAAATCGAGTACCATTCGATAGTGAAGCTGCTGACAAAGGCACAGCATTCAATGAGGTTATTGATTGTATGGTCCTTCATCGTAACTCGGAGAATATGGATATTCACACCATTTATCAAGAAGTAGAAGAATATCCGTATAGCAAAAGGGTTCCTGTCGGTGTAGAAGCAAAGCTGAACGGCAGAAGTTTCTGCTTCCCTATTCAGCTAGTCCGACATTATGCAACCTACTATAAAGGAGCATTGCCACAGGTTTATATACAAGCTGTCTTGCCTACCATGTATGGCAAAGTAATGCTGTATGGGTATATTGATTACCTTATGCCGTTCTGTACTCATGATCTGAAAACAACACGTCAGTATGCAGTTGGCAATTACAAAAGACACTGGCAACATAAGGTCTATCCTTATGCTCTCATGAAGAATGGTTGTGATGTTTACGACTTCGAATACAATATCTCGGAAATCGGAAAGACGTATTACAGAAACTATACGGAAAGTTATACGTTTAACCCTAAAAGGGATATTCCTCTACTCACTCAACACTGCGAAGGATTGATTAGTTTCATTCAAGAAAACAGAGATTTGATAACAGACAAGAAAATATTCAATTTAGTTTAATATGGCAGAAAAAAAGAAAAAGAGCGCAAAGATGTCTTCAAACGAAGACGATGCAGCAGATGCTTTTGCAGCTGCTATGGGACAATCAGTAGCTCCTCCAGTTCCAACTGAAATACGTAATTACGTTTGTTCTGGCACAAATGACTCATTGGAATGTTTGGAACGCTTCATGCGTGACAATGGTATCACTTTTAATGTTCAGTAAAAATGGCATTTCAGATTAGTGGAATTATTCAGCATATAGGGAATACGGAGAGTATTCCCTATCAAGACAAAGTCTTCAAAAAAAGAGAGCTTGTCTTGGATTGCTCCTATCGTAACCAGTTCACAGGGCAGATAGAGAGAGCAAACTATCCAAAGTTCGAGTTTACAGGCAATCACGTTGACGATCTGAACGGCTTCAATATTGGTGATATTGTGACGGTATCATTCTCCTTGAATGGTTCACGCTCAGAGAAAGATGGGCAAGTCAGATACTTCACTAACGTTCAAGGTTATAAAATCGATAAATATCAATCTCGTTATAATCAGCAACAGGGTGGAAATCAACCTACGCAAGCCGTTAATGGTAGTCAGCCTACCAACTCACAAGGTGCAGGGCAAATGAGCGCACAACAATCAGCTATGGAGTCTGCAAGAAACGCAGCATCAGCTTCTAATTTCCCTCCAGCTGTAGATGAAAACGGTATCCCGATTCAAGGTAATAGCGATGATTTACCATTTTAAGAAATAGAATATGGCACTCTATAATTTGAAAAACCCATACGAAAGAGAAAGGTTCAAAGAGAAATGCAGAGAGTTGTATATTAATCAGTCTTATGTAGAGCTGAAAAAAAAGGCGACTCAACGGTCTTTGGCTCAGAACAGCTATCTCCATCTACTGTTAGGCTACTTCGCGTCAGAATTTGGCTACACACTCGAAGAAGTCAAGTTTGACATATTCAAGAAGATATGCAACAGAGATATATTCGAAAAAAAACGAATAAACAAAAGAGGACAAGAAGTTACCTACATCAGAAGTAGTACAGAGCTTGATAAGGCCGAAATGACAACTGCAATAGAAAGGTTTAGGAATTATAGCAGTGCCCAATGTGGGTTATATCTTCCAGAAGCAAACGAGGGTGAAGCTTTATTTTTCGCCCAACAGCAGATGGATCAGTACAAAGAATATCAATAATAAAAAAATACAACTATGTTATCAGATTTGAAAAATTACTGTCCGAAGGAAATAGAGTTCAACCTTTCAGACAAAGACAAAGAAATGTTCGGTGAAGTGTTGGTACTTTGCCCAGAGTGTAAGTCTGCAAAAGAAGTATTCAAGAAGATAAAAGACAAATTCAATGCGACCTTCCCTAACGGCGAAAACGCAGAGCGTAAGTATGACAGTTTCGAGGTTACTGCCATCCGTGAGGAATATTGCGTAAAGCAGGAAAATGAAGCTCCTAAGCGCAAGACGGAACTTGAATGCACCCTTGCGCAAATCAAGCAAATGAAAAAGGACGCAGAAGAAGCCTACAATTCGGTACTGCTTGAAATCGCAGACTTGGCTGCAAAAGTAAAGAACGGACTTACCGATTACCGTCTGTCAGCTAATGACACAATGCGTATAGCTCTGAATGGTCACTACCTCACCTACTCGTGGGTTGATGAAAAGTTTCAGCTCTGTAAAGTAGAACCTATATCTCCATTCGAGAAGGGCAGTCTATGGGCCCAAGAGGACACAAACCGTAAAGTCATGTTAGAAGAGTTCGGCATAGAGTTCCCAGAAGTGGACAAACCTGTAGAGGAAGACAAAAACGACAGCACGGACAACAATGGTAACGATTTGCCGTTTGGCGACGAAGACCCTTCATTGGGCGATGATGACGAACCAAATTTAGATGAATAATGATTTATCAGTTACGAGACTACCAACAGAGAGCAAGTGATGCTGCTGTTAGAGCGTTTCAAAGTAAATCTAAAAGTAACGGACTCCTTATCCTGCCCACTGGAGCAGGAAAGAGTCTTGTTATTGCTGATATTGCTTCACGTCTTGATGGACCTTTACTTGTATTTCAGCCGAGCAAAGAAATCCTTGAACAGAACTTTGCTAAACTGCAAAGCTATGGTGTGGTAGACTGTGGTGTTTATTCAGCATCAGTAGGATGCAAAGACATTAATCGTATTACCTTCGCTACAATAGGCAGTGTCATGAACCACATGCGCGACTTCGCACATTTCAAGAATGTAATGATAGATGAATGCCATTATGTGAACAGCAAGGGCGGTCAGTACAAAGATTTTATAGAAGCAGAGAATCGTAGAGTCGTAGGATTAACTGCAACACCTTATAGGTTAGGAAAGGGATTAAATGGGCTATCAATGTTGAAGTTTCTTACTCGTACACGTCCAAGAATCTTCGATACAGTCTTATACTATTGTCAAATAAGCGATTTGTTGGCTAAAGGTTATCTTGCTGACCTTCGATATTTTGACTGTACGCAGCTTGATATGAGCCAAGTAAAAACCAATTCGACTGGTGCTGATTACGATGAAGAAAGTCTAAAGCTTGAATATGAACGAAGCGGTTTTTACGACCAACTTACATCTACAACAATCAGGGTCTTAAAACCAAAGAACAAGATACCAAGAAAGGGAGTTCTTGTCTTCACTCGATTTATAGATGAAGCAGAAAAACTTACAAATAAGCTCAGTTCACTTGGAATCAAATCAGCCATAGTAACCGGAACAACCCCGAAGGTAGAACGTGAAAGTATACTCAAGGAGTTCACGTCAGGTAAGATTAAAGTTGTTTCAAACGTGGGGACACTCACAACTGGTTTTGATTACCCTGCCCTTGATACAGTAATACTTGCAAGGCCTACTAAGTCTCTGTCACTCTATTATCAAATGGTAGGACGAGCAATACGCCCATTTCAAGGTAAAGACGGATGGATTATAGACCTTGGAGGAAACTATAAAAGGTTTGGTGATGTAAGTCACCTAAAAATAGACCTCGAACTACCTGGAAGTACAAGATGGTGTATAAGGTCTCAAGGAAAACAATTAACGAACGTAACATTTTAGCATTATGGAGATAAAAGGCAAAGTACATTGTTTCTTTGAACAATCTGGAACATTCAAGAATGAGTTTATAAAGCTTGGTATTCCAGCGGAAGATTATGACATACAGAATGACTTCGGACAAACTGAAAACATTGTTGATCTGTTTAAGGAAATAGAAGCAGCTTATGAAGACAAGCCATCTATCTTTGACAAGATAGAAAAAGACGACTTAATCTTAGCCTTTTTTCCTTGTATATATTTCTCTGCAATGAGTCAGATGGCGATGTACTACGGATGTACTAATTATCGCAAGAAGACAACAAAAGAAGCTACTGATATGATATTAGAACGTTCAGTAAACAGAGAGAAATTCTTTCGGCTTGCAGTAAAAATGGTCTCAGTTGTAAAAATCAGGGGGGGCAGACTTATTATGGAGAACCCATGGAGTGAACAAACATTCTTGAAAAGCAATTTCGTCTTACCACCTACCATCATTGACAACAACAGATTGTTGCGTGGTGATTATTACAAAAAGCCAACAGCATATTGGTTTATTGGTTGTGAACCTACAAATGGGAAGAGTTTGCAAAAGAACAAAATACAGAAAACAATCATTAAAGCAAGGGGAAGTAAACAATCTGGCATTTGTTCAACAGAGCGAAGCCTTATTTCTGCAGATTATGCAAGAAACTTTATATGCGATTTTATCTTAGGTAAACAACAAAAGGGATTGTCTATTCCTCAACTTTTTAAAATATAATGGATATGATAATTGAATCAAGACAAATTAAAGAGTGGGTCAAAAGAGCCTACGATAATGCTGTCAAACATGGATGGCATGAAGAAGAAAAGTCAAATGCGCATTGGTTGATGATGGTTTGCACAGAAGTAGCAGAAGCCGTACAAGCTGACCGCAAAGGAAACTATATGGACGACCTTGACAAAGAAGGTCTTAAAACTGTACTTGCCAACGACCAAGGTAGCGGTTTGTTCAACAAATACTACTCTGATACCATCGAGGGAAAAGTAGAAAGCGAGTTGGCAGATATTTGTATTCGTGTCTTTGATTTAATGGGTGTTTGTGATGTTGTGCCAAATGCCGGATTTTCCACATTTGACTCTGAGGTTAAGTATGTTAAACAGCATAGCTTTACTGAGAACGCTATGACTGTTACTAGAACTATTGTTTCGTGCAACCTTAACCCATCTATAAGTGTAAAGGCAGAAATGTTCTATGTCTTATATAAAAGTATTCTTTCCTCCGTATTTGAATGGGCAGAAGCACTTGGAATCGACCTCGTTCAGCACATCAACTTGAAGATGCGTTATAACGAAAGCAGAGAGTACCATCACGGAAATAAGCTGTATTAAAGAGTCCTAGGGTTATGAATAAATACTATTTCAATCGCAAACCAAAAGTTGCTCAAACAGCAGAAAAAGTGGTTAAAAAGAGAAATTACAAGAGCAAACCAAACTTGGTAAAAAAACTCGATAGATTGTTCTCCCTTTACATACGTCTTCGTGATGCTATGCCGAATGGATACGTTCGGTGTATCTCATGTGGAAAGATTAAAACCTTTGACGATGTAGATTGTGGCCACTTCTACAGTCGTACTCATATGTCAACAAGGTTTGACGAAGACAATTGTAATGCAGAATGTAAATTCTGTAACAGGTTCAGCGCAGATCATCTTATAGCTTACCAAACAAACCTCATACGTAAGATAGGCATAAGTCGGTTTGAAAAACTTGGCTTAAAGGCAAAATCCACTTGTCATTGGCTTGACAGTGAACTGGAAGATAGAATAAAGTATTACTCTCAGAAAGTAAACGAACTAAGCCGTGAAAAGGCAATAAGAGTAAAAGTTAAATAATGATAGTCTAAGATTTTTTATCCTTGGAAATATTGGTCATTCAAATACTTTTAACTATCTTTGCAAACAAGAATAACATCAGGAACGTGGAACTTTCTGATAAAACATATTGAATCCTCGACAAGTATTGCTTCTGTTCCACCTGCATATGCAGAGAAGTAAGAACGTTGAGGATTTTGTTTTGATTACTATGCTAAACGGTTGGATTAAGATACCTCGCAACGTCCTTGAGTGGGAATGGTGGGATAAACCAGAAATGGTTGTCCTGTACCTCTACATGCTTGCGTCAGCAAATAAAGAAGATACACTTTGGCATAGCAAGGAGATAAAGAGGGGACAGTTTGTAACAAGTCTAAATACTATAGAACGAGATAATCCTAAGCTTACTAAAAAGATAATTCGTACATGCCTTAAACGATTCCAAGACGCAGGGACAATAAGCATAGAGTCTACGAACAATTATTCAGTTATAACAATTTGTAATTATGAAGAATATAATTGTACGAAAAATGTTTCTTGCGAAGAGATCAAAGAAGATAGTCAAGAAAATGAACATCAAGAAATATCTCCTGTACTTCCAGAAAAGAAAGAAACGAAACCAAAGAAAACCAAGGAAGAAATCAAGGAAGCAACAAAGAAACGAACACAAGAGTTCTACGATAGTTTGATTCCTTACGTCCCTACTTATGGTAGGGAAATGGTAAGAGAGTTCTTCGATTATTGGAGTGAAGCTAATAAATCTGGTTCTAAACTAAGATTTGAACAAGAGAAAACATGGGATTTGAGCAGAAGACTCGCACGATGGTCAAATCATAATAAAGAATATAAGAGCAATGAAGACAAAAAGAATAGATCAAATAACAATACCGCAGCACAACGATTTAGAGAAGCAACCGACCTCGTTGAATCCCTGTTGTCCTCGCAAGACTGAGATAACAGCGAAATACGGAAGAACAGCAAAAGAGTTTTTGCTCACGGTCACACCGTCTCAACAGTCTGTATTGTATAAGAATATACATGATTGCTACTTTGGTGATTATCCTACCCTTGGAGAGCTTGACGCTACATACACCCCTAAAACTGCACAAGCATGGCTCGTACCCCAACTTTGGGATCTGTCTGAATATTGTGGAATAAAGGAGAAATTCACATCTAATCAGTTGACTCAATGCTCAGATATTATTGCAAATGACTACCGCTATTTGAAGGTATCGGAGATAATGCTTTTCTTTGCGAAATTCAAAAGAGGTTGCTATGGTCGTTTTTGGGGCGCGGCTGACCCTCTTGTCATTATGGAAGCCTTAAAGGCGTTTGGTCTTGAGAGGAAAACAGCATATTACGACCAAGCAAAAAAGGAAGAGGAGTTAAGACTTGCGAATAACAATCACCACTGCACATGGGATGAATATGCAGAACGAAGTGGACAAAAATGTAAGCCATTTCCATTTTCAAGGGATTCGGGTAAACCTCGTAAAGTAGAAAAGACCAAAGACCACCCAAAGATAAATATAGAAGAAAGAATACTTGATATTGCCAATTCTCTTATATGCAACTTATACAAATGTGATAAAGACACATTGTTGGAAATGAAAAATGCATTCAAAACCAAATACGGATGCACTCCAGAAGAATATATATCAAGAAAAAGTTAGCTAAGGTTAATTTATTGGTTTTCAGTAAATTACAAGTTTTGAAATTTGGTCAATCCCCCCAAAATGACTACCTTTGCAATAGATAATTAAAACATTTATAAAAAACAAGAGCAATGAAAAGAATAAAGTATTATGTTATGGAACAGTATGTTGAAAAGACAGCAAAAGTCTTTGAAACTACACGCAAAGCAGAGGCAGAAAAATTCCTTCATCGTCTTTGCAAATCATTCGAGAATGATATAAAATACTCAGTTGAAATTAAGAATCCAGGTAATTTCACAGCACGTTTACTTTCATGCCAAGAAAGTTATGAATACTGGATAGAAAAAAGATAAATAAGCAAACTTATGATAGACTGGAAAGCATTCTACGCCAATGGTGGCTATCATGGCGATAACGATCCTTACTGCTACGATGATGGCAATGATGAAGAGTACGAGGAAGAAGACGAGTACGAACCAAACGACAAGTACCTTATCGATAGCGAGTATGAATCAAGTGGACCAACCTTTTAAATACATAAAATTATGAAAGAAGAATATACATCATGGGAGTACTTTAAGGAAGATACTCCTATAAACATCAAAGTAAATAATAACAAAACGATACAATCTATAAATTATGAATAACAAAATCATCGATTTACTTGCTGATAGAAGAATTATCAACGAGAACATTATAAGACTTGTAAATGAAGACATCAAAAGCCTACCATACAAGAAAGACGATAAGTGTATTAACACCAAAACAAAAGAGGTGTTTTGGATACATGATATTCATCCTACACTTCTGAACGGTTTTATGCCAAATGGTGATTTTACTGTTATCGTGAATCCACCCAAAAATGATGGCACACGATCAGCAAAGAAGCGCATACTGTATTACGAATATCAAGACATAAAGAAATTGGAGGATTAATTATGATAACAACAAAAATTAATTTCGTAGACAACGCTACTACTAAAGAAGCAGGAATGTATGCTTTGAAGTATGGTTGGGCATTCGTTAAAGGTGCTTGCCGTGACATTAACAGTTTTGTACATAAAATGCCTTGGTTGTGTATAGGAGCTGCAGTCACGATTTCGATCTTTATAAGTTTTATTTGTATCTCTCATGCTCGTATTGATAGAGATTATTCTTTAAAGAAACAATCTCAATTACAGCAGCAAGTAGAACAGTTGTCATGTGCATTGGAAGCAGAAAGGAGTAAGCGATGAAAAAGAGGCTTAGAAAAAAGATAATAACCGCTTGTTTTGATAAGCTCCCAATAGAATTGTATAAGGAGTTCTTGTACAAGAAGTGTAAGTATAACGTTGTGAGCAGTTATCACAACCTGATAAAAAAAGGTAAAAAAGATGGGTACAAAGCATATGTATCAATAACTGGACCTGAAGGAACGGTTTATAAGAAGTTTAAAAAATAATCCATATGAACAACAATCCGTTTATCCCCCCCAACAGCGCATAGCCATCCTCACATTCGACAATGGTCAGCGCGTTCGTGCTGAAATTTCGATTCCAGGCACAGATAAACCTGTATGGCACACAGAACTTGAACGTCGTATAGTTCGTGATTTCAACATGTCACAACCGCAAGCTACACATAAGTTAGTAAAAGTTCACTTATTAAGAAACTAAAAAACAATACAATTATGAAGAAGAAAATCAAGACATGGCTCATACACCTTCTGGGTGGAGTAACAGTTACTGAAAGTAGAAAGAGAGGTGAAAAATCTTTCTATCTTGGTATGAAAGGTGCATACAGCGATATTCGTAACTATGCGGATTCTCTCTACGGCAAGCCTGCCGATGATTGGAGTGAGTTGATGTACGAGTTTATATGTGGACTACAAGAACGTCTTACGCATGAATTTGACGAAGAAACATCAACGGGAAAATAGAATTTAATGTGTTACAATAAAAATTACAACAATGGAAAACAAGATTAATATAGCAGAGATATTGAAAGATTGCCCGAAGGGAATGAAGCTGTACTCACTGATTTATGGTGAGGTTGAATTATCTCTAATTGATGATACTAATGATAATTATCCAATCTGTATAAAGACTAACTTAGGAAGTCTTGTGAATTTTACAAAAGACGGACGTTACGCTATTAGGTTTCCAACAGCAGAATGTCTCCTCTTCCCCTCCTCAGAAATGCGCGACTGGACAAAGTTCTTCAAGCGAGGAGACGTGGCTATACAGTTATTCAATGGCTGTGGAGTTATTGTCGAAGAATGGACAGACGATACTTACAACTCTTTCAAAGCTTCTGTCTTTCAATTAAAAAAAGGGGGATTTGCAAAAAGAGACAAAAGGGTCCTTTCTACAGATGACTTTGTCAAGGCAAGTGACGAACAACGTGACAAATTTATCTCCGACATGGAAAAGTTCTTTGGTGGCAAGTACAATACCGACACCCTGCAAGTAGAAAAGTCCACGTGTTCGTTCAGGCCGTTCGACAAGGTGTTGGTGAGGGACAATGAAGGACAAATATGGAACGCTAACTATTTCTCATATTACAGGGAGAATAATAAAGACTTTCTTTATGCTTGTATGGACAATCCTTATCGTTTCTGCATCCCCTACGAGGGTAACGAACACCTGCTTGGCACAACAGACCCATACACGGAAGGAGACAGCAAATGAGCTATCCCTTCTCCCTCGAAAGTGTCAGGTTCCGTGAGACTGCCCACATAGCCTTCGAGGACGAATACATCACGGCATACCAGTCTACCGACATTGTTCCGACGATATACAAGAGCGTCAACACCCCTCGCGACAAGAACGGCTTGGTATCAGGCAAACCAAAGACTTACTATCGCACTCAAAGCAGCGTGTGGGTTACGGAAAAGACATTCGTTAAACAATATCAGAAAATCAGAGAAAAATTCTAAGTTACGATTATGATAGAAATATTGAAAATCATCGCCAGCCTCTCTATCACCATAGCTCTCTTCTATGCGTTCTTTAAAGTTGGCAGACTGAGTGCTTACGACCGTCTCCTTGAGCATTTTGAAGATGCCGTAAAGACTATCAACAAGCAAAACGTAATAATCCAAATTTACGAACAAAAGCTTGAGGAAATAGAAAAGGAAGCAAAGCAATGAAAGGAGTTTTAACTCAGGTAGAAATCAACATAACAAAAGCGGAATGAGATACGGATATTGTAAAAACTGTTTTTGGTGCAAATGGGGATATTGTTTCATGCTAAAAAAAGAAACAAGAAAAGATTCATATTGCCCAGACTTCTACAGTAGAAGGACATCGAATGAAAAATTAAAGCAAGTTATTGACAGTTGGATTGCTCAGAAGCAAATGTCGTTGTCAGAGTTAAATAATATCATAAATCATTATAAGGAATCAAAACAGAAAGGAAAATAATATGATAGACGAAAAGAAAATCACAGAAGCAGCAATTCAGAATGCTGACAAATACAATCCGTGCCGTAGCACCTTGGATAGAGAAGAGGTGTGTCGCGCCTCGTTTGTAAATGGTGTTAAATGGTTCAAGGAAGCTATTTGGCATGATGCAAGCGAGAAACCACAAGGTTCGGCTGCTATTCTTTACCTGTGGCACGACGAACAAGGTGGTATGGACGTTGGTATTGATGGTGTATTCGACGATTTGGATTGGAAGAAATTCGTTGAGTATAACAAAATTACAAAGTGGTGCTACATCAACGACATATTGCCGAAAGGAGGTGAAAGATGATAGACGAAAAGAGAATACCACAAAGGATTTATATAAAAGACTATCAGCTTGCTACATGCGAAACAGACGGTATAGCCGATGCTCGCATTAATGCAGTTCCTTATAAAGGAGGACGTGGAAAATTATGCGAATATATTAATATTGACTTTCTATGGCATGACGCAAGTGAAGAACCCGAAATAGACAAACCTCTTATTATCCAATATCTAAGTTTAATGAATGAGGTTTCTTACGACAGGGACAGACGTATTGCAAAATATCCTTGGAAACTCAATGTTTATGGATTACGTATTATTAAATGGTGTTATTTTGACGACCTGTTACCGAAAGGAGGTGAGAAATGATTAAAGCGGAAGACCTCAGAATCGGTGACCTTGTAATCGTTAACGAGAACTGCTCATTAGAACAAGGTACTATAGGAAAAGTATCAGAAGTACGTTCCACACCCCTATACAAAGAAAATGAAGGCAGTATTGGTCTTAAACCCATTTCAAACGACAGATGGCCATGGGGAGTATTGTGTCGCAATATCGACCCCATCCCCCTTACCCCCGAAATCCTCGAAAAGAACGGGTTTAATATGCGGGAAGACACTGTTGTCTATGCAAAAAACAGATTGGGATTAAAGCCTTTGGGTGACGGTAAAGGCTACCAAGTAGGCTTGGGTAGTTTGCGTTTCTTATTTGTAAAGGTAAGGGTTATCAAGTACGTCCATGAGCTTCAGCATATCCTTTGGGCACTGGGCAAGGACGCAAACTTAAAGATTTAAAAAAAATGAAGAAGATTATGTTCAACAATAAGTACGGACTCACCCGAGCCGTACTTGAAGGTCGCAAGACACAGACAAGGCGTATTCTGAATCCTACAATGCTTTTCGAGCGTTTGAACACGTACGAAGGTTGGACAAAAGAATCTATTGCTGATTGGAAGGAATCTTGTAAAGACCGACTTTATAAAGCAGAGGGTGAAGAACTGAAAGAAATGCTTGATTACGCCTTGGAACATTCACTATACAAGGTTGGAGAAAATGTAGCTATTGCGCAAAGATACATAGACCTTGCAGACAATGATGAGTTCTATCGACTTTGTGGCATTCATGGGATGCCATTAGAGTGTATTAAATTCGAGAAAGGTTGCGAAAACAAAATGTTCGTTAAGGCAGACCTCATGCCGAACCGCATCCGCATCACCAACATTCGTATCGAGCGTCTGCAAGACATCAGCGAAGAGGATTGTTTGGCTGAGGGTATCGTGGATTTTGAGAGCAGAATAAACAAGGCGCATTTTTACAGCATCACAGATGAATCTGCCACCTATGGGACAGCCCAAAAACCATACTCCCTGCTCATTGACAAAATCTGTGGTAAGGGCACATGGAAATCTAACCCTTACGTCTTCGTCTATGAGTTCGAATTAATAAAATAACAAGATATGGGTTTAGAAAGAGTAAAGCAGCTTAGTAACGAGTTATCAAAACAGCAAGTTTTTTCATTGAAAGAGTTGAAAAGATATAGAGAAGCTGTCGAGATTTACGAAATCAAAATGGACGGCATGACACGCCAAGAGCGCAGGGCATGTCAGAGGATGCTCGCAAAGTATAAAGGATATAAATATAAGTAATATGAAGAATGCTTATATAAGAAGATATCTATTACGTAGTGGTGTCAATAGTGTCTCTGATTTACAGCATCTTCGGTCCAAAACTTAACCCAGAAATGGAGGTGTAGGTATGAATATAATTACGTTTGGTAAATATAAAGGTATGCCAGTTACAAGTGTTCTTAGAATTAACCCAAGTTACTTTGGATGGTGTAAGAACAATGTTCGTTGGTTCAAATTCTCTAAAAGAGACTACGAAATATACTTGGAATGGTTATCATTACAGCAAAATCATTTGCAATTCACAGGATACTCTGATGATATGGGTAATATTAGATTCCTTTTTAGAAAAGTGGAAGAAGGTAAGTTTAATGCTTACTCTGATACAGAATATCTTACTAAAGAAACGTGTGGTGAATATCTAAAAAGTACAAAAGAACATTATTTTAGCAAACGTGTTTAACCGCTTTATGGCATAAATAGATAGATTATGATTAAAGAAGTTCCAGATCCTACGTCTGAATGTGAGGGATGTGTTTATGAAGGTAAGTTTGAGTGTCTTCAGCATGCATGTTGTGCTGACTCAAACAATCCAGTTAAGTACATTGAAGTAACAGAGTATCTAACTGTTATTATAGGGCATAAATATAAGTGTGGATATGAATATAAAATGTTGCCTTCATTGTAAACATGCACATTGCAAAATATATATGGAAACTTATCATTGTGATATTTACAACAAGGATTTTTTTCCTCATGAATTATGTGGTGATGATGATGAAGAAAGCCACTTTGAAAGTATAATAAAAGAGTAACTAACCATCCTTTCCTTGACAATAGGGAGAGGATTAAAATAGCAAAACATGAATAATATAGAACATATAGAAAACATATACAGACTTTATTACAACATTCCAAGGTTTAGAGAAGCTTGCAGTCCAATATTTACAAGCTCACCAAAAGAATACGGACAATATCTGCAAAACAAAAAACACAAAAGAAAATGAGCAAAGTAACAGCAATTAATATAATTATTGACAAGAAGAATCAATTACAGAGATATAAAGAGTTACATATCTTTTCTGTTGATATTGATGACGTTTTTACATGGTTAAATAACATACAAAAAGAATTGGAGGACTATTAATGAACAGAGAACAGGCCAAAAAACTGCTGCCTATTATACAGGCATTTGCAGAAGGTAAAACTATACTGGTACAAGAAGATATTGATTGGCGTTATCTGAGCGATGACGCTGATTTTAATTTAAATCCGCTAAGATACCGTATCAAGCCAGAACCCAAGTACCACTCATTCCTCAACGCAGAAGAGTGTTGGCAGGAAATGTTAAAACACAAACCATTTGGATGGATTGAAGATAAGGAAGCTAATGAATACTTCAATGTTCAATGTATTGCATCTGGAGATAAAGCAATAGACCTATACACAAGATTATTAAAAAGATGTGTTTTTATAGATGGCACGCCATTCGGCATTAAGGAGGAATAATCATGATATACAAAGCAAAAAAAGGAAGCAAGGCTTACGAGTACATCAAGAGCATTTGTGAAGCCGAGGACAAAGAGTTTAAGGCTTATGTCAATAGAGTGGAAGAAGCTGTCGGATTTGAGTTAGATAAATTTGGTGGCTACATGCCATTCTCCACACTAACCCGGATTTGCGAAGTCACTTCCATCTTGGTAGACAAGGAAAAATGGGAGCAGCTTGACAAAAAGCTATGGAAAAAGAAAGAGGTTATCAAAGATTATGTACGAATAATTCCGACCAAAAGAACCAAGCAAGGCAAAGCTATTAGTGCTGTCTTGTCCTCATATAACGCAGTCACAAACAGTTTCCAAATTCTCAAAGAGTTAGGACTGAATGAAGGAAGCGGAAATCGTATAACATTACCCCAACTTCGCTACACAAATGGACATTGTTTTATCCGTTTAGGCGACAATGTTCGAGCCGACAAGGATAATCCAGATCTTGTAGAAATCACAATGTCAGAATATGAACAATTAATTGGGAAGGAATAAAAACTATGAGAACAATCAAATTCAAGGGCAAATGTATCAGTCCTGAGGTTAAAGGCAAAACAGCGTGCGATTCGCTCCTTACGATCCCTGACGGAACGGACTGCTGTTACACTAAATGACATTGCAATGAATACCTTCGATTAGTGCATCTTGACCGTGAGGTTAGGATGCCTTTTTATTGTATTAAGTTTTGTTAACACAATGTTAATAAGTTATTTTCTCCTATATTTGTCATATTAAGTATCTGTAACATTTAGTAAATTTGGTTAAGTTAATTAAAAGTTAAATACTTTGTTTAAGCTGTTCTAAGCATATCAAATTTTCCCTCCATATACTTACATATATTTTCGAAATTAGAGGGTTACAGCGGAAATTGGGTTAAATGTTAAAATCCTTTTTGTTTAAAAGTTAGCTAAAGTTAAACTATTGGTTATCAGTAAATTATAAGTTTCTAAATTTGGTCAATAGCAAAAAAATGACTACCTTTGCAATAGATAATTAAAACAATAACAACTTTAAAAATAAAGAGCAATGAAGACAAATGAATTAACAGACAAGCAGAAAAGTCTAAGGTATTCGATAAGCGTTGACCTCGAATGTATGAACGATGCAGATTATACAAAACAATCCGCATTAGATTGGTTTAAAACTGACGAATGCAAAGAAGCTTATGATGGATATATTGTAAATGGTATCTATGAACCCACAAATGAAAACTTCTTAGATGTGGTTAAAGAAGTGTATTTCGCTTGTGGATATGATAAAAAGTGGTAATAAAACAAAAGAGCAATGGAAAAGATAATTGATACAATCAAAGTAAACAGAGAGGAATTGATTTCTAAGTATTCCAAAATGAAGAAAGAAATCGAAGTCCTTTCGGAAGGAATTAAGCAAGCAACAAAACTTAAAAAGTATGATGTCGCCGATAAGTTGTGGATAAAACGCTCTGACCTTAATACAGAGGCAAAAGATATTAACATGGCAATCAATGACCTAACAAACGCACTCAATCATCTTGGTGAGAGTACAGATATATTCTGGGGATAATATACATAAGATAAGAGCAATGAATAACGACTTTGGAATCTACACGGATTTATATAATTCTATAATCAATGACTTGGAAAGTGGTAAATTTTTACCAAATATGAAAGCCATTCGTAACCAGATTAGAGAAGCAAAAAAATCAATAGACGTTTTAAGGAAAGGTTCTGTCTTTTGCCAAAACCTTGAGATATTGGAGAAAACAGAACGTAAATTACAGTTGACAAAAGATAAGCTAAATGCAATGAACGCCGTGGTAGTTTATATAAAAAATAGACAAAAAGTAAAAGAGCAATGAATAAAGTAACAGTTCTAAAAGTAACCTTCTTCAAAGAAAAAGTAAATTTCTTTGGAGAATAATCCCTTAAAAAGGTAGAGTTCGATTACGAATGTGACAATAAGAAAAGCATCTACGAGAATGAATGTGAAGCATTCGATATAGCAGTAGAGAAAGGTCACAACCCGAATAGAAATATAAAGTTCAATATTATCCAATCTAACATTTAATCATATGAGACAGTCAGTTTTAGAAATTAAAGAACTCGCTAATAGAGCAGGACAAGGTATAAGTATGGACCCAGAACGTATGGGCGCAAGTCTTTTACAAGAGTGCGAGAGCGGTTTGAACTCTTTCTTAGCACAAATCCCCGAAGAACTGCAAAACGAGTACGAGAAACGTTATATCTCTAAGTATAGCGAATGGCTTCATGCTTTGAGTCGAACATTCTCAGTAATGGTAACTGGAGCAGGTAATTTCAACAACCGCAGACATCAGAAGATGAATGATTACGAGCAATCTGCACGTGAGCGTTTTGAGACTTGGAAAGAGAAGGTTGTGAAGCGTATAAACCGCCAACAGCGTTTGGTAGGTTGGGAGGAAGTTGAGCGTTTGCAGAGCAAGCTCGACACGCTTACTGAACTGCAGGAGAAAATGAAATCAGTGAACAAGATCGTCAGAAATGGTAAATTATCAGACGAAGAGCAGCGTGAAGAACTCGAAGCTCTCGGATTGTCCGAGAGTTCAATAAACGGGTTAATGGCAGAACCTCCGTATTCATTCATGAAGAAAGGTTTTCAAACATATCAACTCTCAAATAATCTTGCCAAAATTAAAGACACAGAGCAGGCTATTAAGCGCCATAC